GGAGGGGATGGTTTTTGGGGGTGGGGGTGGGGCGTCTGCCCGTCCAATATCTGGGTCTTCTAATTCTGACAGGAAATGGGTGAAAACTTTTAAAACGGATACTGGATCAATAGGACTCCCTGAAATATTGACCTGAATAAAACCACATGAAATCAAGGTGAATCAATAGGTCATAATTATTTCAGGAGTTTTGAACCACCTCTTAAAATTCATCAAACCCTTATAAACATTGGGTAGATCAGTGTTTTGAAACACAAACACAAGTAACCCATCCCCAAAAACCCGCCTAGCCCCGCTCCCAGCAGGGGCGGTTCGGCGTGTTTTTGGGAATGGTTACAGTGTTGTTTTTTTTAAACCATCTGTCAACGCCCCTAAAAATCATTTTGTTTGTAAGGTATTAATAATCAAAGAAAAATAAATGAAGATTTTTGAAATAACACTTCTCTGATATAGTTGTTAATTTTAGTGTTGCGTAAAAATCGTCTGGTGGTATGAATTTGGAATGCAAAACGTGATCGAAGATGAGTTCAGTGGAATGGACATTTCGGAAACCCAAAAGCTAAGGATGCGGCGCAAGCGTGATGGCAAGTGCATCAGGTGTGGTGAGCCTCGTGTTACGAAGATTCATTGTGAAAAGCACAGGGAAATTAACCGGACCAAGAGCCGGGAGCGTTATCGTAAAAAAATGGGGATACCATTGGATGTCAGGGATCAGCGCGAGAACAACAGGTGGAGGCCAAAAGGCAGCAAAAAGAGGCTTAGGACCGGAGCGATGGAGCGTCTGGAATCTGACAAAAAACGAACGACTTCTGGTAAGAGGATGCAGCCACACTCAAAGCCGGAAGGATACGGTGAATACGTGGTCAACGGGGAAAAGGCTTTTTGGGAAATTCAACCGGGTGTGGTGGTCCGGGTGCGGCGGGTCAAGGAGGCGATGCTGGAACGAATGGCGAAGGAGTGGGGATGGTGTAACTACTAAGCATTCTCCCCCACCCGATAAAGCCCATCCTCCCCCTTTTGGAGTTTCTGACGTGAAACCAGTTCAGGCACCACCCGTTTGCAGGTTGGCAGGGAGGCATCGAAGTGCATGGCAGCGAGGCATTTTTCCAGGCGTTTGGCGATGGCGTTGAGGGTTTCGCCTTCCGCGGTGCAACCGTTGCAGAAGGTGAACAGGTTCATGGAGCAGATTTCGTTGATCTTGTTCGGGCGTCCGGAGGGTCGGGATTCGGCGGGATCGGGTTCCTCTGGCGGTGAGATTTGCTCCCAATTGATCGAAGTGGCGGACTGGCGTATCCAGATGGTTTGGGCGGGGGTTCCGTCGGGATGGGTGGCCCACGCGCGCTTGCCGCGTTTGGCGAATACGAGTCGGAAATCATTATCGGAAGCGTGTTGCAGGAGCATGACCGCTCGCGCCCAATTGACCAGTTCGGATGACCCGAGGCCGTCGTACATAAGTTCGTATATGGACGGTTCGTGGCCGGGTTTCTGTTCTTTGGAAGGTTTCCCGGTATGATGAACCGAAATAAGGACGGCGCCGGTTTCGCGGAGAACTGGGTCGAGCCATACCCGGCAGAACATGGACACGTCTGATTGACGGCTGACATCAATTCCGGCGAAGGAAAGAAGTGGATCGACTAGAACGAGTTCGGCTTTGTGATCGAGGATGGCTTTGCGCAGCCAACGGCAGAAATGCTGGCCGATTACGCCAACCACGGTGCGGACGACGATATTGGAGTTCAGGAGCTTGTCGGTGGTGGAATGGGGGTCGAACTGGTCGGATTCGAGGGACATCCCCTGGGCCATCTCCGCCATGTCGCCCTGATCGTTTTCGGCCTGGACGACGAGGACGCGGAGGGGGCCGCGTCCTTTGACACCAAAGAAATCCTTTCCGGAAGCCATGTCCCGGGCGAGGCGCATGTGAAGAGACGACTTGCCGGCACCGGACGGGGCGATGATCCACGCGGCATGACCTTTGCAGAGGAATCGGGTGGTTTTACCATCTTTGAAGCCAATGACACAATTGGGGTCTTTGGACGTGTCGAAATCCATGAGGTCCTGCCACGACATCGAATCGTCCAGGGAACGCGCCTTGCGGTCGAACACCTTGCGCAAATCATATTCTGAGTGGTCCATTAGCGTTTTGACATCCCCTGTATGGTCGTAAACTCGGTTGACTATGGAAGTGCAGGTCTGAATGAGCCGACGCAGATCGTATTTTTCCTCAACAATGTCGAGGTAATAGGACAGGTTAGCCGCGGACGGGACGGTATCAGGCAGGGCGGTCAGGTACGCCAGCCCGCCCACTTCATCCAACAGCCCTGAATTTTTGAGCCGCTGTTGCAGTGTAATCATGTCCACCGCCTCAAAGGCATCATCCATTGCGAGGATGGACTGCATAATGCACTGGTGGCGGAGATCGTAGAAAGCATCGGTCTTTGCGCCGAACCGTTCCCGGTATTGGGTGACGCAGGATTCCGGGGATAGAAGGATGCAGCCGAGGACGCCTTGCTCAGAGGGCATGTCGTGTGGAGGCAGCCGGTCGGCATGGCCATTCTGGGATAAACCAGCCCGGTCATGGCGTTGTTGTGAGTCAATCATGGCGAGGGTAATGCGGTGGTGATGTCGATTTTGACGGCGGTTCCGGGCTGGCCTTCGGTGAGGTGTTGGGAATAATCCCACTTGATGATCCCGTCGTCGATGCCAAGGGAGCGGGCGATGGCATCCCGGTAGTGCTTGAAACCGCTGACGAGGTTATCGTCGTCAAGAGTCCGGCTTCCGAAATGAATGAGCGAAACTCGGACGTGCGGGCGATTTGTTGCCACGCCAGTTGGGCGCGTTTGCTGTCCTTGTGATTGACCGTCCAATGGACGTTGAGCTTTTTGTTGGCCGACTTGGGGACGAACGGGGACCACGCCAAAAAGGTGCGGGTTACGGCGGCGGACGGCTTCGGAGACTTTGGCATCGCGGATGTCCTTTGGGTTCATGGTTTGAAAGTTTTGGCAATCCACGCGGCCAGCGCCGGGGGTATTTTGGCAATTTCAGCGGAGGCTTGTTTGCGGGCATTGGACCTGGAGCCGCTCCGAGCGGCTCCATTCTGGAACCATGCGTCCCCTTTCCCGTTGTCACGTACGCCGCCGATACCGGGTTGTTTTGTCCCTTCGTCTCCACAATCTCGGCTGGTGAACCGCGCGCCGTTTCCGGGCGCAGTCCTGCGCCCGGAAACGCTTGGTTGCTTCACGCCATCACCCGCCTGTTGGCCTGCAATGCGCGTAAAATCCTGGCCCTTGATACTGCGGTCAGACCAGTTCATGCCAACGGTTTTATTGCCTTCGGCTTTAAGCGCATCGCAAAGTCGGGAAATTGGGCGTTCACTCCACAGGGGCGAAGTTGTATTTCCCACGGGCAACTTTTGCCCGTGGGACCCTTTTCCGGGTATGGGCATCAATGCAGGTACATCACCCCAAAGATAAAAGCTGCCAAAATTCCACCGTGCTTTTCCCACCCATCGCTGCGCACCACGAACATTTTCGACCACCATCGGCACGTAATGTCCAACCGCTTCGGATACTTCACGCTGAATCCGAAAGCATTGATTGAACAAATCGCAGAGGCGCTTCTGTTCGGCGGGGTCGGCCTGAATCTTCCGCATCTTTTCCTTCGCCTTTGACCACGGCATCGCCATGTAGGAAAATTCCTGACAAGGCGGCGAGGCTACGATGCAGGCGGGTACGCCATAAGTTTTTACCAGTTCGGCGCCAGTGATACTTCGGATGTCGCGCAAGACCAGTTCTCCAGGATACCCACCATTGCCATAGTCGTGCTTCTCAATGTCGAATCCAACAGCACGATAGCCTTCCGCGATGAACGCTTCGGACCAGCCGCCAAGGCCGCAAAAGAGGTCTATGACCAAAGGTTGCATTCTAAAACTCCAACTCCCCTTCCTTCTCCAAGGACTTCACCACCGCATCCGCATCCTCGGTAGCCATCTTCTTCTGTTCAGGCGTGGGGATGCCGGTGACTTCGAGAATTCCTAAACGCTCCGCATAGCGATAGTTCCATTCGGATTTGAGTTCGGCGGGGGTGAGGTTGGTCATATCATTTCGGGTTGCTTGCGTTGTTTGTTCAACTTCTGAAAAAAGGCGATGCCTTCGCGTTCCGTGGCGTTCTGCCAGTTCGCATAGCCCATCCGCTTCATTAACCCGCGCACTTTATGGCTGGCCAGTTTGAGCGGCTTGGTCTTGAAATAAATGTCGAGGATTTTACTGGCGTGATCCCAACTCTTAACGCTGTCCACATCAATCTTGGCTTCTTCCAGATATTTCCGCTGCTTGTCCGTCACAGGCTTCTGTTGCCACGGCATGATGGGTTCGTATTCGGCCAGTTCCAGGTTGCGATGTTGCATGGCGAAGGCTTCGGCGGAAATCAGTTGGGCCTTGCGATGAGCATTTTCTTCCAGCTTTTTACGCAGCGATTCTTCCCGCATGGAAGTGGCTTCGCCGGCAACTTCAAGCAGGTCCAGTTGACCGGCGACTTCCGCCGGCAAGCCAGCGTCTTTTTCGGTCAAGGCGGTGATAGTATCCCGTTCCTCGTCAGTTTGAGCCAGGAGACAGGCGGGACGGCAGATGAGGCGTTTGGTGGCTTGGTAGAGAAAATCCAAAAGGAGGCAGTCGGATTTTCCGGGGGCGAGGCGAGTGCCGCGGCCTACTTGCTGTTGATAGAGAGTTACACTTTTGGTCGGGCGGCAGGGCACCAGGCAGTCTGTTTCTGGGATGTCGATACCCCTCGTGAGCAGCATGGAGTTGGCGAGAATATCGGTTTGACCAGACCGAAACTTTGCAATCTTAGAAACGCGGAGCGGGTCATCGCCGTAGACGTAATCGCAGTTCAATCCGATCCCGCGCGCAATTTCGGTAAATCGTTCACAGGTTTTTATCAGTGGCATGAAAACCAGCGTGCGGCGAAACGGAGCATGAATCTCAATCTGTCTGGCGATTTCCTCAAGGTGCGGTGTGATAATGGCATCTGCTTCCTCGTCGGTAAAATCCGTGCCAGCGCCCAAAGCACCGACGTTGAGCTTTATTGGAAGCATCTGAATTTTTATCGGCGACAGGAAGCCTTTCTTAATCAGGCTTTTGAGGTTTTCCAGCTCTATGATCCAGTCGTAATAAAGGCCAAGATTTTTTTTATCAGTCCGATGGGGTGTCGCAGTCCACGCGATTACGCGGGCCTTCTCGTCGAAATGTTTCAACACGGTTTGAAAACTGGGCGTGATTGATTTGTCGCCTTCGTCCACGATGATGAGGTCAAAGGCGTTACGCGGCCATTTCTCCAACCGTCCGCCCATTGATTGCACGGTGGCGAACACAACATTGGCTTTATTCGACGCCCTAAATTCAGCCTGTTCGACTTCACCCGTGATTCCGCAAAGGCTTTCCAGCCGCTCTTTGGCCTGCCACGCGAGGTCTTTCTGATCGACAAGGAAGAGGGCGGACTCAAAATTGTTCACCGCCTTTTCAATCTCCCAAGATGCCATCGAATTTTTCCCACTGCCGGTCGGCGATATAACCGCAATCTTCCTGAACCCATCTGCGAACGCCTTGTCGATGGCGTTGGCGTAGTTGACCTGGTATGGGTGGGGGGTGTGTTTCATGTTATTACCCCTTTTTAAGTCCAAGAATATTAGCTATAATCTCGGTTCGCCGCTCGTTTCCTTTTGCAAATTCTTTGACGGCAATCATCATCACGCTTTCCAATTCATCCGTTATTGGCTTTTTTAGAAGTTTGATGTGGATGTAAACCTTCACGGCCCAAATCAAATGAGCTAACCTCAGTCTGCGCTTAATGATTGCGTACATCCCGTAAGTGAGAAACGAAAACGATGTCAGGGCCACACATATAAAAAACGAGTAGCAGAGCGCGTTAACAATCCAATGCGGAATAAATATGTTCATTCAATCACTCCTGAAATCGCCAGTCGGTTTTGCGGTGGTAGAAAGTTGCCGTGAGGCAGCAAACTGGCGCGAGCCAACTGGCGATTTGAATAGTGTTCGATTGTTTCCATAGGGCTACCACACCCATTTTCTGTTGCTGACGAAACGCACCGTAGGGAGAATTCTTAGAGGCGTAAAGAAAATTCTTAAAATAATTTTACCGGCTGAGTCTGGTCGCTGCGATTAACCCTGTATGAATCGACAACTGACTCAAAAGGAAAAAGACTGGATACATAAATCATGGCTGTGCTACAAACAGGTGATGAACAAAACTCAAATCATATCAGCCCTGCACGCCATCAGCATGGAGAACGAAATGCAGGCGGCTAGCGAACATCAGACAAGAGTGGCGACGATGCTTTCGGATTTGAGTCGGAAGATTGAAAGCAATGGGGAGTTCCCGCATCCGTGTGAATGGATTGAGAAGATGCCGCTGCTGGTTATTCACGAGACGTTTCCGAAGGTGATTTTATGAACCGCCGATCCTTCTTTCGAAAACTTGGCCTGACTACTGGTGTGGCGATAGCTGCGCCCGTGGCGATTCCGAAGTTGTTGGAGGCTGTGCCAAAGTCGGAGGTGTGGCGTTACTCAATGGACGGTATATTCGCTCAAGCGCACGAGCTTTGGTTGAGTCGTCCCCCATCCAGATATATTGACGTGTACACCGACCGCGAGACAGCAGACCAAATTAAAAAGGGCGTGGCTCGCTATGAGTGGAAAGAAAAGTATCGCCAGGAGAGAATTGCTCGGTCGGCAAACAATAGACGGGAGGAATGGGTGCAAGTCCCATACAGTTCGGCAACTCTGTTAGTGTAATAGTAGCAGCCTGAAACGCCCGTAAAGACGGTATAAAAGTTGTCGATGGACTGGTCGTTGCGCGAAAGCGTGGTTTACTTGTACTGTAGCAAGTCGCCGTTGAAACAGCACGGTGAAAGAGCCGAAGGCTTCGAGACTTCAACGACCAGTCTTTTTACCACTGGATGAACGGGTGCCCCGTTAAAGATAAAAGAAAATTCAAGGCGATCACGACCGCAATAAACGCGAAGAAAATCATCCAGATAGTCAGCACCACGGCGGGCACGCCCATCTTTTTGAAAATCCAATCGCCAAACCACCAGACGATAGCGAGGCATACGGCGATTATGAGGACGAAGAAAACGTTATGAACGAGGTCGCTTCCGCTACCGACGCGAGCAACAGCATCAGCCAAAATAGTATTCATGCCGGTACGGCAGCACGGCTCCCCGCCGAATCAATGGGTAAAACTCCGTAGTTTACAATGGAATTTCGGGTGGTATGGTTTGAAACGTTATGCATGAAGCATTGCAGGAGTTGCGCGTTCTTGGTGAACGGTTGCTCCATAAACAAAAACAAACCCTGTCCGTTCTTGAACGGATTGAAAGAAAGTTAACTATTATGGCAGCTACAATCGACCAGTTAGTACAGGACGCAACGGACGAATCCACGGTAGAAGATTCACTGATTGCGATTACCTCCGGGTTCAAAGCGCAGTTGGACGCGATCCTCGCAGGCGCTCTTCCTGCGGCAGTTCAGGCGAAGGTGGACGCGGCCTTTGCCACGTTGGAGGCTAATAAAGCCAAGCTGGCTGCTGCGGTATTGGCGAACACCCCCGCCGCACCCGCTGCGTAAAGCAACCAATAAAATTACACGCCCCACTGGAAACGGTGGGGCGTTTTTTATTGCACGTTAATTGGCAACCCGAGATGTTCGCAAACCTTATGAATCGCCTCGCGTTCGGTCCTGCCGTATTGCGCGATACCGGATTCATCCAAGAGCCTTCCGATTTTGGAGAAGCACTCAAACAGGTCGTCGGTGGATTTTATCCCATAGCCTTTCCCCATTGCGAGAGCCGACGGCATATGGACGGCGAGCCACGCGAGTTCATTCATGCCTCGGCAATAGTGCGTCTCAATCATCAACGCGGATTTGATGGCGGATAGCCGTTGCTTGCGCGTGGGTGAATCGCGCGGGACATCGAGAAGCATGGGGGTTCGGCTCATGCGCCCTTCACTTCCCCATCCTCAATCACAATGGCCGACGGGTCTTTGGACTGAACGCATTCCACCCAGAGTTGCGTCTTAGACGCCGCGCACGTTTCCTTAACTGCCGCCAGTGATTTTTCATCCAGCAACGACCCATCCCGAATCAGAATGACACGCACCTTGGGATTGAGCGCAATGCCGATGGCGATGGATGCCTGGAGTTGTCGGGCCTGACTACCTTGCGCGAACGGCACGTTATTGAGCAACACCCCGCGTTCCTCGTCGAAGCCAAGTTCCGGCATCGGGAATTGGGCGAATTCGATTTGCGCGGCTTTCTGGTCATCGCACTCCTTGATTTTCGCCGTGAGAGCTTTGACCGTGCCTTCCAATAAGGCCACGTTGTCCTGGGCGGCGGTGTAGAGTTTGTTTTGCTCCACCCCGGCGTTGGTCTGCTGGATTTCGTCGATTTGCTTTTGGACAACGGTTTCGTCGATGAGTTGGAGCGCGGCGATTTCCTTTTCCATTCGTTCGGATTCAATGACTGCTTCCTGTTGAGCTTTAATTTTTTGCTCAAGTTGAGCGGCTGATTCTTGCAGCATTTTCTTGAGCGATTCAACCTTGGATGTCAGTGCCTTAACATCTTCGGACAAGTCGAAGGACTTTTGCTTCTGCGCCTCCACCGCCTGTTTCCGTTGCCGAACCGAACTGTTCTTCTGCTTCGCCTCACCCAGTTGCAGGGCCAACTTGGAAATGTCCAACGGCTCTTTCGGCAGAGACGGATTGAACTGATGCGCGTTCAGTTTTGCCTTGGCGGCTTCGAGTTCGCGGTTGCGGATGGTGCGTTCCTGATACATCTGCGCTTTTACGGCGTTGACTTCGGTGAAGTCGAGGCCGACCAGTTCCGCCAGCAACTTGGTTTGCGGCTCTTTTTTCAGGCGCACGAAGGTCAGGGGGTCGAAACCGATTTCTCCGATAACGGCATCCAACAATGCCTGTGGAGATTTTTGCGGGACGCCATCGGCATTCCGGATTTCGAGGACGGTGCCGGACGGATTGAAGCGACGTTCGATAATGCAAACGTTGTTCAGTTCCTCGGACAATTTGATGCGGACTTTTCCGGATTTTTGACCGTGCCGCAAAGGTTCCTCGCAGATTTCGCGTTCACCCATAAAAGCTGAGGCGATGGCGTCAAGGGTGGAGGTCTTGCCGGAATCATTCTGCCCTGACAAAACCACAGTGTTGTCGGACGGAACGATTTGGAGGGCTTTGATGCGTTTGAAGTTTTCGACGTGGAGTTCGATGATGGTTGCCATAATGAGTGATGAGTGGGGTTATTTGTTAGTGGTCAGATGATACCAGCCGCATTTGCATTTGTAGGCGCTCATGGATTTGCAGGACGGGTCAAGGTGGCGACCAGTGGCCAAAATCTTTCCGGCTTCAATCAATGCGCCACGATGGCTTGGATAGCAAAACTTTTGAGACTTCGGACATAGTTTGTGCTTAGGCTTACCCATTTCAAGCGCCATTCAGAGATTTATTTCCTGCCGCCTTTCACCCAACCTTCAACCGTGCGAATGAAGCCTTTGGGATTCTTGAGAATTTTACCGGCGTAAACCTGGTCGATCTCGGAAAGCCCTTTGCCTTTCGGCAGCATTCCTTTGAACACGCAATAGCCGATGCAATCCTTGTTTTCGGAGAATATGAGTTCCAGTTCGTCCGCCACTTTCAATCGGGCCTGGGTGTCGTTTTCCGGTTGCGGCGCCGGTTCTTCAAACGGCAGTTCTTCGGGCGGTGCAGATGAAACAGCCGCCGCTTCGTCACTTGCGGGTGCTTTTACGTCCGCTGGCGCAACCTTGGCGGGCTGCGATACTGGCGCAACGGGAGTGGCGGCTGTAGATTCTTTGGGCGGCTCAGGCACTACTTCCGCGTCGATTGACGTTTCTTTTTCGCCGGCGGTGAGACTCTTGTTGAAGTTCGCGGCGAGGTCTTGCGCGGTTTCAATTTCGGACACGGCGGCGGATTGTTCCTTGCGTTCGTGCGGATCAATGTCGTCCAGAAGTCCGAGGCCGCAGATGGACAGGGTGACACGGCGTTTCGCTTTGGTTTCACTTTTCATGAGCGCAATGGCGGCGGCTTCACCTTTCACGTTTTCATTGAAAGCAACGGCGCCAATGGCTTCATCAGTCCTGCCGTGCTTATCGACCGCCCTGCAATGAACCACCATGCAGCCATGCTCCAAAGAGCGGGCGGTGATGGTCAGTGATACTCCGTGGATTTTCCGCAACTGTTCCGCACACCCTTTGTTCGGGTAAAGGACGAGCTTTCCCTGGAACGTTAGCCAATCGAACGGCTTGGTCAACGGGTTGAGTCCGGTGAATTCGCAGACTGCTCCGTAGAACTTGAGGCGTTCGGGTTGCGTGAGCTTTGACAGGTCGCCCGCGAGCGCGAGTTCCATTGAGGAAGCGTCAGGGTTGGCGGGGACAACGGCGGTTTGTTTTTCAGTGGTTTGTAGGTCGGTTGACATATTATTTTTTTCGTGATTGTTTCTTTAAATATTTTTCGACAAGTTTTGCGTGACCCACATTTGCGTCAGCGGCAAAATTGTATCCTTCGCATTCAATTTCACTTCCCCCAATTTCAGGAAGTCCGCAATTGCAGCCTTCTGCTGAACAGGGCTTGCCAGCGAGGAAAACCATCGTTTCGTATTTCCTGCCGAAGCCAATATCTTCGCCGGGATAATTTTTGGCGAGCCATTCCATTTCCGCTTTTTCACTGCCGCCCGAATGACGGGGATGAACGTATTCGCCGACGGTCGAAACAAGGAATTTTCCGACTTGTGTGCAAAGGTGAAACCGACACCAGCGGCCACAGATGAAATGACCGACTGATCCAAAATGAGCTATTTTAATCTTCATTGCGCCTATTGATTGCGTAATTCGGCATCCGAATCACATTGAGTTGGTCGGGGTATCCAGGCCATTTGCCGGTCTTCAAACATTCCGCGTAACGGTCAAGCATCTGGCGATACTTGGCATCGCCGGTCGCCTGAGATTCATCGTCCAGCATGTGTTCCTGCGCGTCAAATGGCGGTTCGGATTCAGCGCACAAAAAGACATGCGCGGGGCGTTCGCCCGTGATGGCAACCACGCCGGAGCGATAGCACGCGGCTTGGGCGTCGTAATGGAACGAGTCGATGTCCTTGGCGAACGACCAGTCGGAAGCGCACCGAGTCTTTTTGAGTTCAATTATGAGCGGACGTTTGAAGGGATCGAACATCGGGCAGTAACGATCCATCCGCCCTTTGCACAGCAGTCCCGTCACAGAATCTTTCCAGAGCATCGACACTTCGTTTTGCGCCGTGGCTGTCAGGAATGATTGCGCCGTTTTCCGTGAGCGAATCGACTCCGCCATACCGCGCAGACTCTCGATTTCGGCGATGCTGTTGTCATCCTTGCCCGAGCGCAACAAGGCTTTTCCATTGGCAGCGATTTGCGCGTCGGCGATGATTTTCTTGCCTTCACTGGTTCGTCCATCGGCAGGCGGACAGATGTGAAACATGCCATCGAATCGGGCCGGCTCAAGGGTGGCGACGTGCAGAGCCGAGCCGAGAATCATGGCGGGTGTGGCAACTTTGGGATGGTCCATTTCCCATTTGCACTTGGATGCCGTGTGATAGATGGCTTTGAGTTTCGAGAAGTTGATGGCTGGCCATGCGGTGTAATCCTCGAAGGAGACGCCGTAATGGATGCCGGGGGCGGGGAGGGGGATGGGGTTCATACAATTATTGAAACAGATCGGGATTTAGGGTTATCGGGCGACCGCGAGTGATGACTTCAAGGGTTCGTAAACGACCCAGGGAATTGTTAAAACCGCCGCTGGTAGGTGCGTAGCCGGTTGCTTCACCCAACTCATCAGGGTTCATTCCGTTTGGGTAAACTTCCAACAGCTTGGAGATGATAGTCGCCTCACAACGTCCGCTGCGTTTAATCCATCGCTCCACCAATTCCCTTCCTTCAGGCAGGGGGTCCCATTCACCCAAAGCAGCAGCACCTTCCGTTGTAATTTGAATGGGCTGTCCGCGCGTGATGTAACCGGCGGATCGAAGCTTCCCGAGTGAATTATTAAATCCACCAGATGACGCGGAATATTCAGAAAGCAGGGCAACTTGAATGGCGGTTCTCCCTTTTGGGTATTGCGCCAACGCAGTCAGAATGGCCCGCTCGCAGCGCCCAAGGTCGCCGTTGCTTTGTGCAGTCGGCGTGAGTGTCCTCATTTTGGCCGGCGGGTTTTGAAACTGTCTTGGCAGTTGGGCGGGGTGGCGCGACCACGACGATAAAACTTTATCCATTATCGGCAGAAGCTTTTGCCCCCATTTGACGACATGTTCGTGCGCCTCTTTGATGGTAAGAATAAGGGCACGATCCTCGTTCGTGAGAACCGAAACCTCGACAATCTCTTGAGTCACCTGCTTAACGGCTGGCAGCTTCACCGCCAGTTCTTTTTCCATCTCCCGAATCTTTTTCTTCAATTCGGCGGGATCGTTGGCTTTGGTTTCCTCTATGACAGCGGCCATTTTCTCTTTTACCTCGTCAAGATTTACGTCCGCCCAACCGGCGGTGACGATTTTCTTTTGCAATTGCGGCGGGGCGAACGAATCGAACGTGCCGAACATGGGAAAGGTAACTCGCTTCGGCCCGAAACCAATTTCTGGCGACCAGACATAAGCCTCGCCGCGCGCCATCCCCGCCAGGTTGTCCAGCACTTCCCGTCCTTGCGCCATATCGCCGCATCCGTCAATCCACTCCTTAACAGCACCACGGTCAGCAGCATGGATAACCCGCATGGCGACCAGCGTTTCGCAGCAGGTCAAAGTGTCATTGTGAACTTTCTGCGGACGCTGGCTGGCGATTAAACAGACCAACCCGTAGCCACGTCCCTCACTCATTAGTCGGTTCGACCAGTGAAGGCATTTACCAGCCTCCGGGTCCATGATTTTGCCTTTCGGTGCAAAGTTATGGAATTCATCTCCGACCAGATAAAGCTCGCCGCTATTTGCGTTGAACAGCGTGGAAGCGAAGTCGATCCAGAATTTGACCATGTGCGAAGTAATCCAACCCCGAAAGCCGATGATGCACGGGCGGTTTCCGCTGGTGATTAATTCCGCAACGTGCTTACCGGACTGCGCGTTGATCGGCACATCCTGGGCTTTCGGTTCCTTGAAATCTCCAAACGCAATGACCGGATACCCTGCGGATTTTCCGTCGGCAGATGACTTCAGCCCCCACCAATCACCCTTGGGGTCAATGATACAAACTCGTTTTCCCTGATTGAGCAAATATTCGACGACGTGACGCATGGCGGAGGATTTTCCTGCGCCGGTCTTACCCAAAAAGGCCATGTGCTGCTTTAAAATCTCAACCGGAAATATTAGTTTCATAATGAGTTTAAGCCACCCGCCAGACGTTGAATCCGCCTTTAGGCAGAACCTTTTGGGTGGTGATGGTGATGCCCGCACGCTCCGCAGTTTTGTAAGCCATCAGGCGTTCTTCTTCATTTGGGATGAAGATGCGCTGGCCAATGGCCATTTTGGAGATGCGTCGGGTGATTGGTTTTGCTTTCAACGGATGGCAAGATTCCAAAAATCTTGGGTCGTGTCAAACTTTATTTGACAAAAACTTTCAATCGGGATTTTTATTGCTAAAACCACAAGGCAGGGTGTATTTATTGCACATGGCCGGTCCTTTAAAGCCGCAGCAATTGACAGCATCGCAGCAGGCGCAACTGTTTAAGACGGCTGTGTTCCCGCCGTATCCCGATTCTTTAAAAAAGAGATTCCCCGAAATGGCGGCTCACGAAGAAGCGGTTAAAGAATGGCTCGCAAAATTTGTTTTTAACATTCAGAATTTGGGACAGTAAAATTTATGGCAGCACTAGCTCCAATCTATAATGCTTCCGGATTGATTTCGGGGTACCAAGGCCAAAAGCCCAAGATGCCACTGAGCTTGCAGCCGCGGTATTCCCCTTCGGGCCTGCTCACCGGTTATTCGCCCGGGACCGTGACCGGCGCGCCACCGGTTGCCCCTGAATATTCCGGCGGTTTAACCACACCGGCAAACACAGCCAGCGGTAAACTTTTGAGCGGAGGGGCGAAAGGCGCTCAAACGCCAGGTCAAGCCGCCGCCGCCGATTTGCTGAATAACAGCGCCGTTGTGGCTCTCCCCAAAAATCCAGCGATTACCACCGCAACCGCGAATCTGTTGGGAGACAGCCAGCACGTTGCCGACGCGGCGACCAAGACTTTTGACGATTATTTGAATGAGGCGAAATCCACCACGGCGGGGATCAAGACTCAGGTGGCGACCGACACGGCGAACCTGAACGCCATTCCGGCAGCAACACAGGCTCGGATAGATGCCATCAATCAAAATTACTCGAACACCACGGGGAACATTGCCGATCAGTATGCGAACCTGAACCGTCAGAACGCGGCAACGGTGGCGGGTGACATTTCCAAGTTGGGCACGATAGACAGCAATTACGCGACGGCAGCGCAGGCGGTGGCCGACCGTGCGGTGCAATATGCTGGTGGTCAGATTTCCAAGTATCAAGGCGGGTCCGGGACGCCGACCAGTAATAGTTCGGATTTGGAGAACCGCTATCAGCAGGCGTACACGGACATCAATTTGCCGGTGCAAAAGGAGATTTACGCCAATAACCGGGCTGACCTGCAAAACTATGTGACTCCGTTGCAACAGCAGTTGTATGGGGAGAACGTGGCCGCAGACGTGAATTACGGAACGACACGAGCGAATCAGATTGCCTCGATGCAGACGGGCAGTGCGGAGCAGATTGCGGCGTTGAAACAGGCGGTGGCCGGTCGCGGGGTGAATGAAGCGATGGCTTACATGCAGAGCATCGGCATCCCGATTTCGGTGGCGCAAAGCGTGTTGAGCGGTCCGACGAGCAACCTGGCGACGTTGACGGGCGTGGACAACAGCAACACGAATTATGGGATCGCTAGCGCCTATTCGCCGGCAGTAACGAGCTTGCCGACCTATCCCGCACCACAACAGCGCCAGCCATCACCTCAATTGGGCGGGTATGGGAATGGCCCGGTGACGACAGGAGCGCAACCGATGGGGGCAACGGCAGCGCCGAGTTACGCGGTGGACGCGAGCGGGCAGCCAATCACCAATGGAAATGGTCAACCGATTGTTGCGGGCAGTCCGGAATTTTATCAGCAAGTGCAATATGGTAATCCGAACAGCCCGTCGTGGCAGAAATTTTCTCCGGGGAACGGGATGAATCAGTATCAGGCGGCACTGGCCATGTATCAGGCTGGCTATTCACCGACTCCACCGAATCCGGCTGACTATGGATTGACTGGAACGGCGGCGACTAATCCAGCCACATCAAACCAAGTGGCGGATGCGTATGCGTCCATGCCGGATGCAATTAATCCTTAACTATGGCATACATTTTTGCAGGAAATCTGGACAGTCTAGCGGCGCAAAGGAACCGGTATGACGACCTGAACCTGCGTGTCGCCGAGAACGCGCAATCGGCGTATCAGCGGGCGCAAGCCGACCAGACCGAAGCCGACCGCTTTGGCATCCGTCAAAACGAGGAAGATCGTCGGCAACAGCAAGCGCAGCAATATCAATTTTTCCAAGCCAACCAAGCCGCGGCAGACCGGGCTCAGGAACGTGCGCAGCAACAATATCAGTTTGGCGCAACCGAAGCAGACCGGGCAGCAGCGCGCGGCGATGAGGCGTATCGGTTCAACGCGAATTTGCAGGCGACCAAAGAGCAGAATGCCTTGGCTGTGACCCAAAAGAAAAACGCGGAAGATTACGCAGAAGCGCAGAATTTGGTGATGAGCGGAGCGTATGACGATAACCCGGAGAAAATCATCAAGGATTACCCGGGGCTGCAACCGCATCAATTGGCGACGCTGAACACGGTTTGGGACACGCGCAACAAAGGCGCATTGGCGAAGTTCACGAATTTGCAGGGTGAAGCGGCATCCGAATCCGCCGTGGCGCCGACGGTTCAATCGAAGGCGTTGCCAGCATACGTGGCCGGTCTGGAAAAGCGCGGACTGCGTTATCAGGCATCGCCACAGGGAACGAACGTCGTCGTGGGAGTGCCGCCACCGTATCAGCGCATATCGACCAACAGCGCGCCGCTAGGACCGCCCGGACCAGCACCATCGCCGTATAATTTCACGGGTGCAGGAATACCGGACAAAAGCCGGGTGATAGCGCCGCCAGCGCCATCCGCCCAATCCGGTTTGGTTGTTGGCAAAACCTATAAAAATGCCAAGGGCGAAATCGCGCAATACCTGGGTGGAGACATCAGCGATCCCGCAAGTTGGCAGGCGGCACAATGATAAATGCCATTTACCCCGCCCAATTCCATTGATGAACTGATTGCTGACGATTCTCCGCCGCCAGCAAAATATAATTTTACCCCGCCGCAATCCGCCGATGACGTGACGGATATTTCAGCACCGCCGGATTCCAGTTTCAGACCGCCCGATGCCAGCAAAGGCATAAAAGAGGACAGCAAATTAGCACAGAGAGCCAAAGAGTTGGCCGATGTACAGGAACAAAAATCGGAACCGACCACGCCGTTGGGGGCGGGGACAAAGGAATTTGTCCGGGGCATTCCCGCGTTCGCGCATCGTGGCGGGGCGGTAACATTGGCGGCGATGTCGGACGCGGCGGCTAAAGCCTACAACTTCGTTAATCCCGACAATCCGTTGCCGGATACCAGCGTGAGTCAATTTTCACAGAATCCAACTGCACCATTACCCGCCGAGGAAGGCGCGGAAGAAATGCGAGGTATTGGACGGTTCGGTCAGAAAGCGTTGCAGGGCGCAATCAAGGTCGCGCCGGCGATTGGCGCAAGCGCGGGGATTGGCGCGGTGGGCGTGGCCCCTGAGATTGCCGGTGCTATTCCATTTGCTTTTGATGCCAATGGAAAACCCGATCCCGTGAGCGCAGGGCTGATGCTGGCGTTGCCCGGTATTGGAAAATTGGGAGAGAAAGGCGTGGCGAAGTGGCTGGACAGCACGGCGGGTTACGATACTGCGGAGAAAATCGCTGGCGTAATCAAAGATGCCACGGGCAAACCGGTATCGAAAGACACAGTGGCGGCATGGCTTAAGGCGGGGGGGAATCAAGTCGCGGCAAACGCAGCTTTGATGGCGTCCCAAATTCCGGACATCGCCAAGTCCGAAAATCCGAAGCAGGCATTTTTAGACGCATTGGCGGGAAACCTTGCTCCGTCGTTACTGGCTTTCATGGGGCACGAGCAGGAGCCGGGAAGTCCTGATGCCCAAAAGACCGCCGCATTGAATTCCGGCAAGTGGGTAGTGCCAGGAACCGAGCGGCGATTGATTGGAACAGAAGAAAAACGCAACATTCAACCACCAACAGAAGGAGGGCCAAGTGCCAGTGGAATACGAGAAGATACGGGACAGCCTGCGGAAGCGGGGAAAACCATTGAAGGAAGCAAAACGGATAGCGGCAATGACGTGGAACAAACGCCATCCGGACAATCCGAATCCGTGGCGGAACGAAAAGAAGTCCCGCCGGAAACGCCGCAACCGCCTTCGGGAAATGTCCCACTGACACCAGCCGTTGACAGGGCTCAACGCCTCGAAGATTTGCGCAAGATTCCAAACCGAACCCCGGAACAGGAGCAGGAATTTCAGGCGTTAGTAGCCGAATCCGGTTCGGTTCAACAGAAGATGGCGGCGGAGATTGCGAAGGTTAAAGCCAATGAAAAACCAACACCCGCAGTTCCACCCCAAGAAACGCCGCCGCCAAAGCCGCCTGATACTCCTGCTGTTGCGCTGACTGAAATGCCGAGTTTGGCCCTGCATGTGGAGGGAGAAAAGACCGTTCGCCAGGTTAAGAACATGGAGGAAGCGGCGGCACTGGTTGACCAGTTGCGCGAGGCGTCAGACATGGGTAGCAGTGAATTTCCGCAGATGACCATTGTTGACACCAAGACCGGAAAGCCCGTGGCACGGGTCAGTTACAATGGACGAATTTGGGGATTGGACGGGAAGGAAATTGAAAGGGCAGACAACCGTGGATATGGCAAACCTGATGCGATTGACGTTTCAAAAGAGACGCCCAAACAGCCCATTTTTAAACCCGCAAAAATCGAACGCCCTTGGGACATCATCGACGAAATCGAAAGCAAACACGGCACGATTTTAAACAAGAAATCCAGCAAGCCGGGGCACGAGGATTATTACAACACGGAAGGTTACACCCGCGCGGCGAGCGGTGCGGGCAAGCGGTTGTTCTCTGCAAAAGGCAGTGGGCCGGATAAAATATTGCAGGCGTTGATTGATTCAGGTGCGATGCACCCGGACGCGACCGTGGACGATTTATGGGAGGCGATTGACCGGGCCAGCAAAGCGCGGGGCGCACATTATCGCGGAGAATTGCCGGAGCAAAAGGCGAACAAATTCTACGCGGCGATGGACAAGGCGTTGAAGGATAAAAAGTCGCAGAAATTGACTGTGGGCGAATTGCAGGTTGGCGACCAGTTCACTTTGGGTAAGGAAAAGTTCACAGTCAAATTCATCGACCCCGATACAGGCGAAGTGACGGTTCAGGATGGCAAGAAGTTTGGGACGCAGACGATACCGGACGGGGCGGATATTGCCGTGGATGCTGGAAGCTATAAGGCGGCAAAGCCGGAGACAGCATCGGAAGACCCGTTTGCTGTGGAAAACACCAAGACACCACCAAAACTCCGTCCCGGCGAAAAAGTCGGTGAAATGTTTCAAGGCGGCGACCAGCCGTTCAATTTGTCCGGCGAAACCACCAAGGACATCGAGCGCATTCAGAAGGAGAAAGAGGCGGCAGAAAAAGCCGCAGCGGAAGCGAAAGCGTTGCAGGAAAAGCAGCAGTTGGGATTGCCGGGGACGGAGACTAAATCGACTGGCCCACAAAAATATCGTATCGGCAAAAACCCGTCCACCTACGAAATCGTCGAACGCTTGCCCGCCAGCGATGTTGAAAAAGAGAACGGCGAACAACCGGTCAAAATCAAGAACGACCGGACGGGCGAAGTCAGCACGGTTTTGGAACAGGATTTGACGGCGGTGCAGAGTCATGCGGGCGAGGAAAAGGCGGCGAAAGGACCATCGCTGGACGACCAGTTGAAGGCTTACGGCATGGACCCGGGCGGTTTCCAGAATGCCGCGCAGAAACGCGAGGCAATAAAGCGGGCGAAGGCGAAGGGGGATAAACCTAAATTCTCCGTTCAAGCCGATCCCAACGCACCGCCAATTCAGCAAGGCGCAGCAACCGGCGTTGAAGGCATCGGCCAATTGCTCAGGCAGGCGGGTTACGACGAAAAGACCGTCGCCGTGGCGCAACGGATATTGGATAGGCTGGATAAAACCGGCGCATTGGATTTTAGCAAGTTGACCCTGCAATTGAAGCAGCAATTGGAATATGGCGCGGCTGGTCTGGCGCATGTGAGCCACGACCTGATTCAATTGGCATCGGGCGCGAACGCCACGACGTTTCCGCATGAACTGTTTCACTTTCTATTCGAGCATCTGCCGGCGGAGCGACAGGCGGAAATCAACCAGTATAGGGTGGCGGAATTGCGGAATATTCTCGGTGACAATATTCCGAAGGAATTGGCCGATGGCACGTTGACAACCGAAGCGTTTCTCAAGGCGTATCCGGATGACGACCACCAGAGGCTTTTGTATCCGTTGATAAACAACAGCGAATTTTTGGCCAACTTTGCCGGCAAAGAGGCAGTCAGCGATTACGAAAAGGCGAACGACCCGTCCAAGTGGAACCAGTTCAAGAACACCATCAAACAACTGGCTCGGATTGTGGTGCAATCGGTTCGGGGCGCGTTGCGGTTGCGCCCGGACATGCGGCAGATATTCGACGAATTGCAGGCAGGCAAATGGCGACCGGACGCGGAGAGCGGCAAGGCGTACGAGATGGCTAGGGAAGCGCAGGCGCAAGCACCGCGCACGCTCAGGGAATATGAGAAGGAAAAGGCGTTCAACGAGCCGTTGGTGGCGGAGCGCACATTGGGGGCGTACGGCGACATTGCCGATTTGAAGAACAAATTCGCCGATCAATTGGGCATCAGTGAGCAGGCCCGTAAAAACCTGAACCTGCCGAGCCAGGATTTGTTGAGCGCCGTGGCCAGTGGAGACGCCCGATTGCCGCGGGTGGCGTTCGACAATTACAATCAGGTGCGGATTTTAACGGAACACGCGGGGCCGGGAGCGCGATGGTCGGTCATTCGGGATGCGTGGCGTGGGGCGACCGACGAGTTGAATCGGATGGCCAATACCGAGAAGAAATTCCAGCGTCAACAGGAATACATCACGAGTAAAGGGTTTCGGGACAAGATGAAGCGGGCGTTCCAACGCAAGGCAGACGCCGATATGTCGCAGCGCACGTTGACCACGTTCAAGCATCAAATTACCGAGCAAGCGGGATTAATCATCAAAGCGTTGAATGAGAAGGGAAAGACCGACGCGCAAGTGGAACAATTGCGTCAGGATTTGGCACGGGTTCAAAAGTTGGGCGAGTTCGGGGAAGCGGTAAGACAGCGGGTGCAGGACATCATTGACACCGTGGCGGCGACCGAAGGCGGTCTGGATTTGCTCTATAACGGCACGGATAAGACCGGCACGAAGATTTACAATGCCTATTTGGATTTGAAAGAGTCCACCGCCAAGCAACCGCCATCAGCAGGATTGGCCGGGACTGTCGATGAACGGTTTTTAAGCGCCGAAGATAAGGCGCGGGTTGCTGCGAGCAAACTGCCATTGGTGAGCGAGGATCACAAACTATTCGCCAAGCTCGCCGCGCAAGTGCTGGCCGCAAACACGGATTTGAGGCTGCAACTGGCCACCATGCAGCATTTCAATACCGATCCTGATTTCGCCGGGAAAGTCACGGCAGTCGGGGAGAAGTTTCGGAAGCAGTACGAGAAAGACCCGACGAACGCGGTGAAGCAGATGGTCAAGGCCACGGAAGGATTGACGAAGAAAGCGTTGGACGCGCAGACAGCATGGTTGCGGGTGAACGCCGATGTCACAAGGGAATTGAAGAAATATCAGGCGTTGGACGAAGCCACTACGGTTGACCGGATGGTTCGGGAATCGTCCCAGTGGAATCAGCGCATGAACCTGATTTCTCGGGATGCGGGCAGCATCGAAGTGCCGCCATCCGAGCGTGGGCGGGATACCAACCCGATTTCACCGTCGAACGTCTGGAACGAGTTCATGGGCCGGGGAACTATGGTTGGGCCGAGTGGTGCTACATACGAGATTGATTTGGGACATACTAAGGCAACCGCCGATGCCGCGCAACTTGAGACGCAGAAATACCTGAACGACATCAACAGTTGGTTGAACGATCCGAAGAACGCCACATCGCCGTATCGGGATTATTGGCAGATGCGCTTTGACTTCGCCGATGCGTCATTGAACGTGTCCCTGGCGTTGCGACCGCCGACGGTGGAATCGTTGTGGTGGAAGAATCCGGCCACGATCCCCGAATTCTTTTTCAAAGGGGCTTCCCTGCCGGACGCCAAGATTTCGAGCATGGCCAGCGCGAACTACGCCCGTGCATGGGTGGTGGCTGACCAATGGTATAACGGCGCCATGCCAAAAATCATCTACGCACTCCGCAAAGGCATGGGCAGTCACGGCAAGGAGTATGACGCGAATTTCGACATCAAACGGTATCAGCGCGACGTGATGGACCGGCTGGCATCGGAATATCGCCACGGCAAAGCGTTGGCGGCGGGCGACCGGCTGAACAACGGTGTCGTTTTGACACAGCAAGACATCAAGGCGTTGGAAACAATTGGGTTTCACGTCAATGAACTGATGAACCTGCAACGGAACATCGGGCGCGAAAAACTGATGCCCAACACGCTGGTCATCGATGAATGGGCAAAAGGTGCGTGGGGATTGCGCGCGCCGCAGGAATTGGGAGCACGCAAGGGGACGACGTTGCCGCATGAATTCTCACAACGGGCAAAGACACTGGCGCGACTGGTGGCGGGGCCGCAGGGGTTGAAATCGGGTGATTTGGCTGGTCTGGAACAATTGCTCGATTCACAGGACAATTTCACCGAGTTCGTCCAACGATTCATTGCCGAACGGCGGGCGGATTATTCGACACAGACGCCGTTCGAGGACATCTATAAAGACATCGCGCAGAAATGGCGGGACGGAGCGCCGGATGCACCGCAAACGATTCAGGAGATTGTTGACTACATCGACTCCAACACGACGAGCGATTACGACAAGGACAGCATCAAGGGTATTTTGTTGGGCGAGATGGACGGTCAGATTCGGAAGTTCTACAAGGATTTTGTGGAGCCGAACAAAAACTCCGCCGGGGCCACTACGGTTGAGAGCGTGCAGCGGGACACCGCTTTCAGCAAGGCGTACCAGAAAGATGTCGGAAGTTCGTTCTATTACGATTACGGAGCGGTGACAGCTCCGGAAATCCGCAACATGGGCGTGGACTCGACCAACTTCCATTTGGTTCGACTGGTCAACACCCTGGATGCACTGGTGAAATCGTATGACACCGCCATCGCGCAGATTGAAGGCGTGTCCAAAGACGATCAGAAAGCGTTCATCAAAAAGGGCATGGTGGCGTTTCGCAGCGGTGAAGATTTTCGGAATTGGGAACGGTTGAAAGCGGAGCGTCGCATCGCCCAATATTTCAAGGAATCATTGCCGCAAGCGTACGGCAAAGACCAATCGTTGCCACTGGAACTGTTTAGCAACGTCAAGCGGGTGACGGGCGATGCCATTTCTACGGCGTTGAGCGGGTTGGGCACGTTCCTGAATGTGTCCTTTGGTTCGCCGATGAAGATGATGCTGACGTTGGGCGCATTGGATCGGGTGTATGGGATGACCTATTTCCGGGGCGTCCTGAACACGATGGCCAGCGTCATGCGCTACGGTTTGGTTGGAGTGCCCAAGACCGCGTATAAAATCGGCAAGATCGGGTTTGACTTGCATTCGGTCGGATTGAAAGAAAAAGCGGCGGAGTTCTGGATACGCGGATTGCAGGAAGCGACCGAAGGATTGTTTCGCCAGTCGGAGTTCTACGACCAGCAATACAAGTATGGGTTGGGCTTTGCGAACCCGGTTGGGGAACGAATCGCCAACATCATCGCCATGCCCTACACGCACGGGATGGGTTACGAAGCGAAATTTTCCGATAACCCGCTTCTTGCCGGCGGACAGAAGTTGGGATTTCGCGCGTTGAGTCTCGCCGAAGCGCCGTTGGAACTGGTGAAGTCGTATTTCCCACAATTCGGTTACGTGGTGAGCTACGATGCTGCGGCACGGACGGCGGGACAGATTATTGACGGCATCGCAGGGCAGGCGCGGCGATCATTCGATTATCTGGAAAAGAGCGGCAAACTGGCGCAATGGGATTTGAAGGACATCAAAAGTCCGAAGAACCAACAGATACCATCGGAATACGTCATCCCGGGTTTCTTCACCAAGAAAAGTGCCACCGCACAGAATTTCGCGGCGTTATGGTGGTCACGGGCGATTGACCAGCCGTTCCACGAGACGGTGTTGAACTACTGGAAAAAGCTCAGTGAAACCAAACCGGAAGACAGGGACAAGGTGAGCTTTCTCGCAGCGGACGTGGCTGATCCCGCGAAGGTAAAACAGGTTGAGGACGCGCGCGGCGGGGCGTTGTTGGGTGTGGCGGTCAAGGACGTGCATCATGCCAGCCCGGAGAATCGCCCGTTGGAACTGCGCAAGAACCAGTTGTTGAGCGCCATCTTCCCGTTGGCCGGTTGGTTCAGTCATTCCGCCAGGGGCGTGTTTCAAGCCGTTGGAAAAGCACCCACCGACCCATATAGCACCTACCGCCGATTGGCGGTCATCGCAGGCATCACGGCGTTGAACGTGGCGGCAATGGGCATCGTTGGCGGCGAGGTCGAGAAGGAAATCAAGCGGTTGATGTATAAACTCGTGTATCACGAGGAATTTCCCGCGAAACAGATTTGGCGCGGTGGCAGCGCAAAAGAAGTCGCGCAGATAGCGTTGATGGACGATACCAGCTTCATCCCGTTGGCGCATGATGTCGCGGCGATCCTGTTGGGCACAAAACGCGGCGGCGAAGGATTGGGCGGGACAGTGTTCGCCTTGAGCAAACTCAATTCGATACTGGATTATTTCAAAGGCGTCATCAAAACCGGACAACCGACGTATGGCGTGGCGAACCTGTTAAAGACGATGGCGCCAAGCACCAAGGTCATCATCAATCAACTCGCCAGCCAACAGGGATTGATTGCGGCTCGAAATGCCAAGACGTTGCTGGATTTGTATGGGCCGGAAGATTTGCGCGGCAAAGGTCAGGAAGTGACGTTCCATGACCCGACACCGTTGACGCCGTATCGAAACGATTTGCGGAACGCGATATTTTCGGGCGATGCCGAAGGGGTGAAAGTGGCGGCGAAAGCGTATCTGGACAAGGCAGTGGCGATGGGCAATGAACCGGAGAAAGCGCAGTCATTGTTGCGGTCCACGATGAGCGCCTTGAACCTGATGAAGATGGGTGGGAAGAAGTTGACGGACGACCAACTCGCAGCGTTCATCGGAAACCTGACAGACGCGGAAAAGGCACAAGTCAATGCGGCCAATCAGAATTGGGTGGGGGCAGAGAAGGCGTTGGGGATGGAAGGAACGTTGACCGCGCAACCGCCGGGTGGCAGCGCAGGGCGAATCGGCGGCAGCGGTGCAGGCGTGACCAGCGCATACGACACAGGCGGTCGAACTGGGAAACTGCGACCGTTGAGCGCAGGCGGTGGCTCATTCCGACGTGCAGCGATTGGTGGTGGAACAGGTAGATTGCGTCGGATGGCCGGTGGACGCTCTACGAGTGCGCCGTCGAAGGCCACCGCCATGAAAGCACCGAAGCTGCGTCGGACGACCAGCCATTTTCGAGGGGGCACGACGAACAGGTTGCGGAGTCATCATAAGAAGAACGCTTTGTTGGCGTAAAATAAAGCAAAATTCTTTGTTGACAGTAACGCACGAGTGGCGTTATTGGTATTTCAAGAATGAGCGTGTGCCTGAAACGTAAAACAGGAAGGAAGCCAATCATAGGGAACAGCCTATGACGCCGATAAGATACTGGGACCTGTTATCCTTGTATTGCAGGTTCAAATCCTGCCGCGCTCACTAATTTTATGCCAATCTACAAACGCTACTACCAAGGCGAATATTGGTATTCTTACGATGGAGTCAGTTGGTATCTTTGCCGGTAATAGCCATGAACTCTCAACCCCCACCCGACGATCTCGGACCAAAAATCTCGCCTGAACTGGCCGCTAACATCAAGCGGATGGTGAAGCAGAAGATTGCGGCGATTGACCCGAAATCGGTCAAGCCAAAGGGGAAAACGGTGGTTGGGAAGCATTCGGCTATTCCATGTTACTTCTGTGGAATTTGCGACGGTTTGAGTAAAGAGAAGCATCCGATTGGTTACGAGGGGTTGCCCAAGGAAAAGGATTGCGATGAGTGCCGGTCGCATTTGGAGCAAGGTATGATTGCCGTTCGCGCTCCGGATGGGCGTTATGCGTTTGTTTACAACACGGCATTGGCGGGTGAGTTGGAGCAGACATCTAAAGATGCGGTGGCGGCAGGTAAGGCAGCAACGCCGTTGGATCGCGTGGTGATTGGAAATCAGGAATTTGATTTGCTGGTGAAGCGTTATCAGTCGGTGCAGCAGAGTAATTGACCTATGAGCGAATTCTTCCAAAAACTCAACACCACCGACCGCAGGTTGGAATGGATTCACAAAGGCAGTTGTGGCGGGGCGGTCACTGTCGGACCATCGAAGCCGAGAAATAAAGTGTTTGATTTCGGCAAGAAGCAGCCCAAGTTGATTTTGAAGCATTGTGAAAAATGCGGGAGAAATGAAGTAGAACCGGCGGAGGAAAAGGTATGATCGAATACACTGTTGATTATTTTATCGAGAAGTTTGAGGCGATTCCAGAGGGCAAGTGGTGCACACATGACCTTTTAAATTCACACGGGCAGCGCTGCGCTCAGGGCCACTGTATGCCGGAAGTTGGAAATGGCGAGTTTCTTTGGTCGATTATTCAAGCCGGAAAAGACACTAAAGAAAGACAAGCTTTGGAGAAAATTCTTCCAGAGGTTTGCGATATAAACAACGGTCGGTCTAAAGAATATCCCCAACCCACATGCAAGGCACGTATTCTGGCTGCGTTGAGGGATGTGAAGGAGAAGGCGAAATGAAATCCCCCGCCATCCAAACCGCCGACCAAGCCATTCGCATGTATTCCGCGATTGAAGCCTTGCTAAACCAGTTCAAAAGCGAGAACCGCAAACGCCGTCAGAAATGCGCGAACTGCGGTGCGCCGATCCTGAAAGGCGATACCAGTTGCGTGGCTTGTGGCGCGACGGATTTTGAGACATGAGCGAACTCACCCACAAAGATTTGCATTGGTTCCATCTGGCGAATGCCTGTCCGGTATTCGACTTTTACGAATTCAAGGATCGCTTTCTGCGCCGGTTCGGAACGCCTGATGGATGGGATTTGCAAATTATTGAGTATAGCTGCTGGACGTGCAACGGTACTGGAATGTATTCGCCTGATAACATCTGCCGATCCTGCGGTGGCGACGGAATTTATCGCACGGCACGGATTTGGTTGGAGCGAATTATCATCGGCGAACGGGCGTATCACATTCCCTACAAAGGCCCGTATGTGAATCCCGAAATCAATCTTGAGCCGAGAAATGTCATCGAAGGCAAAATTAAGAAAGGCATCCGCAAGCCCCACCCATTGACGCCATTGTTTGAGGACATCATCGAAGAAGTCCCGTTCAATGTTGGATGGCGCTCGTATCGCCGACTGCTGCTGCGCCATGAGCCGATGCGGTATTACTGGATAGTCATGGATGGCATGAAAGGAAAGATTTCCAGGCATCGCGCCAAGTTGGAATTTTGCCTCATCAAACTCCGCAACAAACTGGATTTGTTCAAGAGCGTTCCTGAACACGACGAAGTGCCGTTTTAACCCTCAACCCAAAAACTCATTATGCCGACATTCAAACGGTGTCCGAAAGAAGTCAACAAACTGGCGAACGAAATCCTCAACGAATTCGAGACGCACAAACCCCTGCGCGATTGCAAAGCCATCGTGGATTTGGTGTTCGCCTATCCCGATTACGATGAAGCCACCGGAGAGCCGTTAAACGATGCGCTGTCCAAGAACGGTTGCAAAGCATTGGGCATCGCCCGCAAGTTGCCGCCGAAAGACCGCGCAATGGGTCGTGGTGACGCCGAGATTGCGCTGGATGGTCATTGGTGGGAACGCGCCAGCGATGCGGAACAGAAAGCGTTGCTCGACCATGAACTGCATCATTTGATGCCGAAGATCGACAAGCGCGGGTTGGTGTTGGACGATTCCAACCGACCGGTGATTGTTCTGCGACCGCACGATTTCGAGGTTGGCTGGTTTCATATCATCGCCGCACGGCATGGGGACGCGAGCCAGGAACGGCAGCAGGCGAAGGCACTCGTCGATAAGGCAGGGCAGTATTATTGGCCGGGGTTGCAACTCACGAACGGCAAGAAATAAATGCCCAGTAAACTCTCCAAACGCCTAGATCGTTTCCCACCGTTCCTGTGCTACGCACTTTGCACGGTCAGGCTTCCACAATATACAAGGAAGCCGACCAGCAAATGGCAAGGCAGGCGAAATTGGCGGCGAATCAACCGTTATGAACTTTCCAAGCGAACCGGAATTCCAGTGAGGTCAGTTGAGCGTTACGTCCAACGGATCAGTTGGGAAAATTTCTTGGTCGGGGACATGCTTCGTTTTTTGGACGCTTGCGGAATTGACCCCTTGAACATAGAACTGTCAACCTTGAAAATAAAAAGGCGCATGAAAGGGTTGAAAAACAAAAAATTCCAGTATTTGACAACCGTGCAGTGGGATTTGTTGATGCGGAAGTTTCGGGAGTGGAAGGGGAGGAACGGGCAATGAATCCGTGCCGCCATCCAAAAAGTAAACTTTGGAAAGACGTTGTTTACGGGGATTTGGTTGTTGTCTGCGATTGCGGAGCGTGGGCTTACGTGAACACAAATGACGACTTTAAAGACCATGACAAATTGAAACGCGCGCTCAACAGCACCATACTTACCGAGCGACCGAAGACACGCACTAAAACTCAGGTGAAGCTATGAACCGCGACACAAAAATAAACAAGCTCGCCCGCGCCATCAAAGATTATCGCGGCAAGTTTATCCCCAATCCCGATGGATCGATAAACAAATGGATGGTGGGCCCGAAACCGGACGCCTTAAAACGAGTGGCTCGGTGGTGTTCGGAATTGAAACTGCCCGTGCAGGAAACATTAACGAAGGTGGATGAATTCAAAAACTACGCGCAGTTTGAGGCGTGGATTAAGGGGATATGAAAATGGATTCTGAAATGTTTGGTTGCGGTTGGATAATTATTTGCCTTGGAATCTTTGTGCTTTGCATGGGTGGATGCGAACACTTCATATCTCACTAAGTATGATGCCGTTTTTGAAACTGACTCCGGCAGTGGCACACAGGATTTGGATGCGTTCGCCATTTGCGAATTGGTGGATTAAGAAATGGATAGACACTCCCATTACGCCCGAGACTTCTCCGTTCTGGTTTGAGTCTATGTATCCGATGTTCCTAAGAGACGATGATGGGAACATGGTAAAATTGGACTATTCACCGAAATTCAAGAAATGGTTGGAGTTTTGCGTTACGAAATACCAGCCGTCGCCAAACGAATCTGAGTCTCTATCCGGCTCAAGCAACAATCCCCGCCAATCGCCGGACTGCCATCGGTCGCTTGGATGGTAATTTCAAAGTAGATGAACCGGCCCGATTGCAGCATCGGCCATTCAAACGGCGGGATCGGTTTCAACAGCGCCGCCGCCAGTTGTGGTGAAGTTTGTGTTGAATTACACGCCATCGGCTTGTCCGGTTGCGGATACCACAACACGGAACACACGCCATCCGGAAGGTTCGGGTCGGCTTCACTCTCCGATGTGCCAATCCGCAGGTGAACCACGTTGTTGATGGACGAATCTGACGGGGTGCATTCCAGCAGAAAATTGCGGATGAACTTTTCCCGGTCATAATTCTGCAAAGGCAACAACGCCCGCAGGATACGGTAATACCCTTCATACGAGTATTGGCCGGTGAACGGGATGTATTTGCCATCCACGGTCGTTCCTTTGCCCGTGGCTGCGTTGGTGCAAATCGCGCGCGAGAACACATTCCCGATTTCCTTCAGGCACAGGTCAGGGCAACCGGCGCCGAGAAAGAGTTGCGCGGATTGGCAGGCTTCGGGATCGGCGGTGGACGGACGGAAATTGACGAACGCGGAAAACCCGTAATCCAGCACGTCCGGCGATTTGTATTGGTAGTCGAAGATGAACGTTGAGGAATTGACACAGCCACCGTCGCCGTTCGCCGCCGCTTGAGGCCATGACAACCAGATTTCGGTGGTGTCCGGATGCAGTATCATTACAGGACTTTGGCAGCAGGACGGGTCGAGGGCGGTCAGGTTATCGTTAAACACCATCGCAGAACCCCGATACAACCATTCGGTGCGTTCAGGTTCGGGGATGTACGGACTGAAAAAGTAGATGCCATCCGAGCCGCAATACCAGCAGGAATTTCCGGCGGAAACCAGCGTGTTCGGATAGGCAAGGCATTTGTTCTGGTTCAACGGTTCGGAATAGACTTTGGCAAAGCTGAACGTGGGCGATCCCGATTGAGTGCTGTTATTGACGAAGATGACCCAGATGGCTTGCGTGGTGAACACGTAAAGGCTCCCGGCCATCGGTATGGCGTTGAGGATGCGTTCGCCGTAATCTAGGTCTTGGAATCCCGCGAGCGTAGAGTTGCCCGAGCAATCCATTGTGCCAGGTGCATCCTGCCAGCTTAAAGGGCAGTTGATGGACGACCAGCGGATTCGGCTGGAAATGCGTTTGCCGCCTTCCACGAGGTCCATCAGGAAGATGAATCCGTTCCATGACACCGTGACACCCGCCTTGGTGACTTGCATCGTAACGAGGTCAGGGATGGTCGAGGCGGCATTGGAACCTATGTTGGTGTGATGCGGGGGATCGACGTTATTGGTGAACACCAGTTCATTTTGCAGGAGCGACATGCGGAACCGCGTCTGGGGCAGGGACGTTTCGGGAGTGCCACCGAGATTGGTGATAACGGTCTGCCAATAACCGCTCACGGTGTTGAGGTATTTTATCCAGCTTTGAGAACCGGCATAGAGGGTGGTGTTGCCGGTGTTATCGAGGGCGGAAAAGAGCAGGGTGATGAATTCACGACCGGCGGTGGAGGGAACGTCGAATTGATCGTGAAGATCGAAATTACTATAAGCCGGTGGTATCAGAGAACCATTGACGAACGAGGCGAAGGCGCGGTCGAAGTTGGGGCGGATGCACAATTTATTCCCGCCGCGCAGTTGCCAGTTCTGTTTGAATCTCCATGCGCCGAGCGGGACATCTTCGACTTCGCTGCGCGTATCCAAAACGCCAGTCAAAGGGCGAATGCTCACAGTCTGCCACGTCTCACCGCGTCGTCGTGCCATAAATTATGGGCAAGATAGCCCGAAATGGGAAAGATACCATTCAAAACTGCGAACGAAAATCGACTGGTTATAGGCCCGTTCGGAAAGCAGGGTGTTCCATTCCGCGTTGACCTGGCGTTTTGACAGCGTCAAATCCTCGGAATTTTGCAGCGTGGCGATGAGGGCGGCAGCGCGTTCCCGAGGTAAACAGGTGTGGGCGAGCGCGAGCTTATTGAAAGTAACCTTCCACTGGTCAGTCTTATACGTCGTGGACTGACGAAACTGATGCCCGATCCTTACGGTTTTCAGCATCCGAATATCCCCACCCGCCAGCCACCATTTGAGCGACAAAAACGGCTCGTCCAAACCCCACCCCTTCAAAAGCTTCAACCCGCCAACGTGAAAATAAAAGTCAGTCGGCATGACGTAACCAGCGCCCATGATGCAGGACAACGGGTAATCATCTTCGCCAGGCCGTTCCTTCGCCCATTTGCCTTCGAGCGTCTGCATCCTGCCGCCGTCGTTTTGGTCAGGGCCGTAAAAGTGAATGTAAGCCCCGTGATAATCGCCGCGCGCCTGAGACATGTCCATCATCCCCGGAACGAGTTGAACGCACAGCAGGTTATGCAGGGTCGTTGGTCGGTCTTTGATGCGATCCATCAAGGTTTCGTACCAGCCGTTTTCAAAGCGTACATGGCTGTCGGTGAGCAGAAGAAAATCTCCCGTGGCGCGCAATGCACCAATGTGCCGAGAGGCGGCGACCCCGGCCCTTTCATCATTGCGGATAAGATGGCACTTTTTGTCCTCCAAAGAGAGCGGGACTTGGCTCGCATCATCTATGACAATTACCTCCGGTTTGTCGCCAGCGGTGTCGCGGATGCTTTTGATGGTGGCTTGGCATTCCAAATAGTCGTTGAGGCAGGGTATGATGATGCTGAGTCTCATTTAATTTCTCCGTTGGTAATGAATCCGTGCCATTCGTTGTATTTTGAGAAATCAAGCGAGGGAGTCAATGTGAGAGTTTCAAATGTGTCACCAGTGCGTTGCCAACGGTGCATCCCACCATAAAGTTCTGGATTGTCCGCAGGGTCGGATAACCAGCCAAGATTGAGAGGGTCAATCGGGTTTTTGAAAAGGCATCCAAGATGCTGTCCGGTGCCCAACGGCGACAGGAACGAAACCCCAACAACAAGTTTATTCCACGGCTGGCCATAGCCAAGCCACGAAGGTTCAAGGTAGGTCAGTCTCACAACGGTAATGGTGTATACCCACTCTCCCCCGGTTTGCCAACATTCATTCCTTCGGTCGGTCGAATCAGTTCATCGACGCATTCGCTGGAAACCAAGTAGCTCGCGGCGTCGTAAACGTGCTTTAGCGGGCTAAGTTTATTAATGGCAATGTTGCCCTTCCCCTTTTTGATGCCCTGAAAGGATTCAATGAGATGGGGGCATTTCGAGCGTGAGATGAAGATGCGATTCTCGAAGAACAGACGTTTCAACAGGTCAACCCGTTGGCCGACCGACCCAGGGCCTTTGTTGACGGCGGTGAGTATAATCTTGCCGCCGCTTTCCTGACGGATGAACTCATGCGGCAGGATGGCCGACATGCTGCCTTGAACATCGAACACATTTCGGTCAGACCAATTCCGCCACATTAACGGATGGCCGCAGTGTTCCTCCCAAAACTCGATTTTCTCAAGCACCTCAGCGACGAAATCTGAAAACAGAATCTTTTCCCCGACATAAACCACTTCATCCAGGAATTTGAAAATACTGATGGGTTTGGCGGAGCGTTCAATCGTGATCTTCTCAGCGATGACCATTGCATGATTTACGTCGCCGGGGTCCCAGCCCGTTATCAGTTCGGAACAATTTTCTTCGGGGATGAGGCAGTCTGGTTCGGGATTGGAACGGGTTTCCGGGTCGCCGACGATATGCACGTTGGGACGAAACTGTTCGTGGAACACGGAATTTCCGGATGCCTTCACCCATTTACCGTAATAATAGCGAGCCAACAAATCTTCGGAATGTTCGTACTTGGCTTTTTGGGACAGGTGCCACGATTCATCTTTGAAAATGTTGTCCGATACGTTGAACTCCATCAACGCAAGGCATTCGGCGAACATCGCCATGCCCTTGTTATCGCCCCAGTCCAGAACTCGGTCTTCATACCACAGCTTCCAAATCCACGAATCTGTGCCTTCCTCGGACGGATTAGTGTCGCCAATGAAGATGTGCTGCCATTCCTGCCATTGACCGCGTAGACATTCCCGCCAGCAATCGAAGGTTGCGCGGCTTTTGTAATTGGACAATTCGGACACGTAAATGCCACTATACGACTTACCTTTGAACCGTTCCTCGACATCATCCTCGTGCTTGAGGGAATCCAGGTGAACGCGCGACATCGTGCCGTATTTGTTTTTTACCTCACAATACAGCTTCTTGGTCGTGCCCTTCTGGCGCGGCGTGGTGATCCATTCCATGCCGAAATCGCCCCCGATCCATTCAGGGAGCGTCTTTTCGGTCAGTTCAGTCCACATACCGGAATCATCGCCGGCGGTGACGGTAGGGCAGACCACGGCGAACCGGGCGTCTTTCACTTCCCACAGGTGTTCGGCGATGGCGGCCATGCAACCCGTGGACTTGGTGGACATGCGCGGTCCACTGACGAGGATGTATTTCTTGGGGTTTTCGGGGAAGCGATGGCACAGGCGGAGCAACTCCATCTGCCTGGGGCTTAATGAGGGATGGAACGGGTCTGACATTTTGTTCTTGCCAGTACTACCTAAAAGTCTTAGATGATGCAATAACAGAGTCACCAAACAATCCAAGGCGACTCGAACAATGTTTGAAAAGGCTAACTTTATGGCAAACAAACCGTACCAACCGATGAACGATCCCGCCGATGGTGAAACCGACGCCCCCGATAGCGGCGAATCCCCGGCACAAGTGACGCTGGACAAGAGCAACCCTGACATTGCCGAGGCGTTCGCCGAGTGCAAGGAAGGCGACATGTACAAGGTCGTCAAGGATGACGAGAACGAGATTGTTTTGGAGAAACAGCCGGACATGGCGGCAGGCGGCGAGGAAGAAAACGCCGGGGAAAACATGAACGAAGGCGGTCAGGAGGAATCCGGCGGCGAGGATGATGGCAGTTTCAAATCCGACAAGCCGGGGATTGCGCTGTTGATCGCCAAGAAGCGGAAGCAGTAATTTTGTCCTGCGAGTGGTGGTGAAAAGGCGTGAGCCTACTAGGACGCTGGATTGCTTGAGAACATCCCACCACCACTCGCAGGATTTATAGAAAACTTAAAATGAATATTTTTTTATCATTGATATTGGTTGCGTGCTTGACCGGCGGATGTGCGGCCTATTCTAAAACCGGAAAAGCGTTTCCAGACAGTTTTAACCTCACCGATTATCACGTTCTCGGCACTCAATTCAAAGGCGACACTGTTGCTGCCGGATTTAGTTGGACTCTCAAATAAAATGAACGGCACTCCATTAATTCTCGCCATCATCGGCCACCTAGTTGGGGACTATCTACTTCAAAATGACTGGATGGCTACGAACAAAAAGAAGCATTCGTTTCCATGTGCGGTTCATTGCCTTCTGTGGACTTGCTCGGTGATGTTTTTCGCTGGCTGGATGTGGATTGAAAAGCCTCACTTTTTATGGATCAAACCTTGGGTGTTTTCAGCATTGTTTTTAACACACTTTATCCAAGATCGAACGCAAATTATAATCTGGTGGATGAAGTTGAAGTGGAAAGACCAAAGCAAATTCATGGAGTGTGACTCACTCCTGTTAAAACACGAATACGAACCCACTATTAAGGTTGGACTGGGGCCGTGGTCAATCATCGTCGTGGATAACGTGTGGCACATCGTTGAAATTTGGGCCGTTTGGAGGTTTCTCACTTAATGCCCGTCTCCCCAAAAGTTCTCAAAGCGCATGGCTGCACACCGGCTGATTGGAAGCCTCTGTTCACCGCCAAAGGCAATTACAGCGGGAAATCCAAGTCCGGCAAGTTGCCGCAGATAAAGCGGCTGGAAACACTCATCGCCAATCGCATCAATGACGGTCGGTTGAAGAACCTCCAGGATTACCGCGTGTTCGCCGCCATCGACATGGCGTATGACGCTCCGTTCGATCAGACCACACCGACACTCATTCAAAGTTTTCTCGGTCAGGACTGGTCAAATCTCAAGCAGGAAGATGTGCTGGCGAAATTGCAGCAATGGGGGTTGAAGCCCGATGACCTCCTGCTGAAAACCACCCGCCCGGATGGCAGTTGTGTTTACACGCCGAACCCGCCGACGTTCTACAAAATTCTCGTTCCGTTGGTGAAAGCGTATGTCACCATTCGCCGCGGAAAACTGTTTAATGACCGTAACAAAGTCCCGTTGCTCGATTATGAGCCGATTGAATGGAATTCCGAGACGCGGATTTTGTGTGAGATTTTAAATCACACGGTCCAAGTCATCAGTGGCGAGTTGGGGTATCCGCGCGACCTTGACCAGACCATTCTGCAAACTCTGCAATACGCCACCACACTGGTGTTCCCCCGCGAAGTTTGGTACACGGAATATCAGATGGAGATGGTGGATGGCAAAGAAAAGAAGGTGCTCCAAAAGGAAGGCATCCGTTATTGCCAACCGCACCCGACCCGCATGTTTTGGGATCAGCATTATAGCATCTCAAGTTTCAATACGGATTCCGGGTGCGAATTTGCGGGTTATTGGAAAGTGGTTTCTTACGGCGACATTCTCGACAACCAAAATTATTGGAATCGCAAGGCGGTGGGTTTCGGCAGCACGGTGGATTGGTTTAGCCCTGAAATCAGCAGTAATTTTTTCAGTGAAGTTTACCCGTGCCAGATGGCGTTCCCCAATTTCACGTACGGCGAAAAGAGCAGCCGTGAATCGTCGGCGATTTATTACGCAACCAGTCAACGGGACATGGCGGTGTTCCAGACCGACGTGTTTATGAAGCTCACGCCGGCGAAGTGGAAGCTCGGCACCTATAAGTATCCGATTTGGGTGCGGTTCATCGTCGCCAATGACAACTCGATTTTGTATGCGGAGCCAGTTGCCTATTCTCCCGTCCTGTTTTGCGGGTATGACACCGACCAGTTACGGGCCAAGAACGCCAGCATGGCGCTGGAAGTATTGCCGTTTCAGGATCACATCGGCAACACGCTGTCCCAGATTGTCCTGACCATCAAACAAAACCTGGCGAACATTTATTTTTACGAGAAGAACGTGTTGAACCGCGAGGACATAGACGCGGTGAAGAACGCGGGTGAGATGCAGTATCGCACCATCAACATGGTGCCGTACGACAGTTTCAAGAATGCGCGCGCAGGTCTGGACGTGAAGGGAGGCATCATACCGGTTCATTTTGATTACAAGGACGTGACGCCGATGTTCCAGTCCATGAACACGATGTTGTCCATGCTGGAACGGTTGCTGCAACTGAGCGCGCAGGAGAGCGGAGCGGCGGCGAGCCATCAGCAGAGCAAGGAAGAAATTCAGGTCATCAGCGGGAACACGTCCAACCGCGTGCAATTCACCGGGTCATTCATCGACGACTTCATTGACGCATGGAAACGGCAGCAGTACGACGCGATTCAGGCGTATGCAGATGATGAACTGACGGCGATGGTCCCGGGAGATATTCCCGACATCGAAGAACATTTGGAAGCGTTGGGATTCAAGAAGTCCGGCACGGTGCAGGGCGAAGGCAAATTGATTGTCAAAGGCAGCAAGCGCGGATTGCTGAAACTCCAGGATTTTGCGGTGACAGGCAAAGGGCCCGACCGAAAGAACGACACGCAAACCGCCCAGATAATGATGCAGGCAGCGCAGGCGGTGTCGAACAGTCAGGTTCTCGCGCAAGCCATCGGCGCCAAACCGTTGCTCAAGATTATTGAGCGGGCCGCAATTATGGCCGGGGCCGACAAAGATTTCAAACTGCGACCGGACGACAAGGCGCAGGCGAATGCCTTGCAGCAGATGGCGCAGGAAATCATGCAGGCGATGATGAAGAAGGTGAATGAAACTGTCACTAAGCCTGCCGCCGAAGAAATGAAGAAGATTCAGGATGAAATTGTCCAGTTACAACAGGTCGTGGCGAAGGCATTGAAATTGCAACCGCCCGATCCCCGGAATGTCCCGGTGCAGTCGCCAGCACAACCGCAACCTCAACCCCCAACACCCGATGCTCAAGTTCAGCCGCAACCCGCTCCCGGAAGTGGAGAACCAGGAACTCCGCAAGCTCCCGTCGCATAACGGTTATCAACTGTTGAAGCGGGTCATTGCCGCGCGCGCCGACGAGAATGCCGTGGAATCGGCAAACGCGATTCTGGCCGCAGCGAAGTTTGAGTCGATGAACGCAAAGGCGTTAAAGACTGCGGATGACGCGGGGCGCTACCAGAACGCTTTGGACGTACTAAAAGAGTTAGAGTCGGAAATGAATCACTACACCGGCGACATCGCCAGCAACCTCAACCCATAAAAACATCATGGCAACCGAACCACAAAAAACAGAAGAACAATTGGCCGCAGAAAAAACGGCGGCAGACACAGAGGCAATCAAGACCAACGCAGATGGCATCGACCAATTTCTTGGGGAAATCCTCCAAAAAGAAACGCCGGACGAGAAGGCGGCGAAAGCCAAGGCGGACGCGGCGGCAAAAACGGCCAAAGAAGGGGAGAAATCCGAGTTGCAGCGCAAGGCGGATTTGGCGAAGGAGCGGAAGGAAAAGGCCAAGCAGGAACGGGAAGCCAAAGCGAAGGAAATCGCCAGCAAACCCATTGATGCCGATGCCATCGCCGAAGCGGCAGCGCGGGGCACGGTGAGCGCCCTCGAAAAAAGCCGGGAAGAAGCGGCACGCAAGGCGGCGGAGGATGCTGAGAAGGGTAAAGGCGATCAATATTCCCATTTGGACGAGGATCAAAAGGCGGATTTGCCGATCCTGCAACAGATGGAGAAGGCCAACCCGACGAAATACAAGGGATTGTCCGATAAATACGCCAAGAGCGTCAAAGCCCTGGCGGAATATCGTGAGGCGTGGGAAAAGGCCAACCCGGACAAGGAATTCAACGGGGAAGACGACGAACACAACGAATTTTTCGCCAAGAACGAAGTCGGCTGGAAAGACCGGGATTACGCCGAAGCCATCGCGGACCTGAAATTGGAGAAGATGCAGGCCAATCTCAAGCAGGAGAACGACAAAGCCATCGGCGAACTCAAAGGCAAGGAACGTGCGCGCGAATTGGAGCCGTTGGCCGTCACCGAGGCGAAGCGAGGGGCGCGGGAATTGTTCAAATCGCTCGGGGGCGAGTTTGAAAAGGTCGTGGACGAGAACGGATTGGTCAACGGTGAGGCGGTGAAGAAACTGCACGCCGAAGATGACCGTGCTGGAATGGCGTTCGCCGCGGCAACTCACCTTGAAAACCTGTGCGCGGAGAATTATCGCCTGTTCAACGGCATCAAACCATTCGACGCGAATAATCCGGTTCACAAACAACTGGCGGATTACGCCTTGGCGCAGGAGACAGATATGTTGAATCTGCCGCCGCAAGACCAGATTGATGACAAGGGCAGGCAATTCGCTCCGAACGCTGATTATTGGAAGATGACCAAGGCGCAGCGCGAACGGCATTGGACGTTTAATATGACAGATTTGAACACGCTTTTGGCGGCGGATGTGGCCACAAATCTCAAAAATCAGATAACCGCGCGAGAGAAGGAGATGTCTGCTTGGGCGGAAAAACGCGGATATAAACGCGCCGCAGGCGACGGCGAACCGGAACGCAAGAATGGTGAGGAACACCACGAGGAACAGGGCAAGGAAGAAGAAGTCGAGCAAGTGGAAAAGCCGAGGGCGGTGACATCCATTCCCGACTCACAGGTGGCGCAGTATCGAACGGCGAAATTAACCGGAAAACAAAATGGCGTGAGCCGCTTCTTTTCTGACTTCTGATGTCGCAAAGTAGTTTGAGCGCACGGGAACCATAAAGGTTCCCCGCGAACAAACTATGGCGAATACGACGAATAACAATCTGCTCCTGGCACCGAACGCATTCTCGAAGTGCGCCCCGAACCTTTCCACCAACATCAAGCAATGCGGCACGGTGACGTTGTGCAACGCCATCCCCATGACGCCTGCCGACCTGAGTACCGCGTTCACGTCCGGCGGCAATTATCGCGTGATGTCGTCCCTGCTGAAGCACGACATGGAAATCAAGATGTGCTCGGCCAAGCAGAATGGCCTGTACGACTTCCTGATGGCCAACAAGGTGTCGATGGGCCACAAAATCCGCACGGAGAAAATCAATTCCGGCCTTATCCGCATCGCCCCCTACGTTCTCGCCCGTCAGTACACGAACATCAACAACGAATACTGGCAGGTATCCAACGGCGCGACCAACGGCGCCTACTGGCAGGTCGATGTTACCAGCCCGACTGGGATTCCGGCCAATGAACGCTCTTTCGGTCCCGGCAATCGCGTGTTCATCGACGGTGTGACCGGCGGCGGCACGGCTACCCACACGGAATGGCTGATTATTTCCTCGACTGTCACCGGCAACACGGTGGTCCTGATTTTGCAGGCGGCGCAAGCCGGTTCCTACCTGGCGGCTTCCAGTTTGACCAGCCCGACGGTCGGCATTATGACCCGCGGCACGGCGAACGTAAACGATTACGAGAAGTATTGCGATGAGCCGGCGGCTTACCTGAACTGGAACAACGTTCCGTTCTGGACGGAAACGATGCGAACCACGGTTTGCACGTCCGAACAATATCAGCTCTGGCGCAAGCTTCTGCTGGCCGACAACCCGCTCTACGCTGAATACGGCGACCTCGACGAGATCGAGAAGAACCGCCAGTTGGGTGCCGATTGGCAGAAGCGCATGGTGGCTCAGATGTTCTGGGGTAAGGCGACCAATGCCAACCAGACCCTCGCGCTCTATCCGAACCTGCCGCAAATCGAAACCTATCCGGGTGGAAATTTCGACGTTGGCGGCGCGCAATGCGTCGGTGTTCGCGCCGACATGATCGGGCTTTACGAGCAGATGGCGCAATGCGGTCGGATCGTTGACCTGCAAGGCGCGGCGCTGAACCTGATTTCCCTGTTCAATGCGCTCTATCAGATGATGCGCGTGCGGGAAGGTTCCACGGGTCAAAACGTTAAGTCGTTCGATTTGTTCACGGACAATCAGACCGCCGAAGCCATCAATTACGCGATGGTGACGCAGTATTACCAGAGCAAGAGCAACAACCAGTTGCGCTTGAACTACGACGTGAACGCCAGCGGGAATGCTCCGCAATCGGCCAATTTCGGGTTCAACTTCCGGTCTTACAACCTGTTCTACCCGAACGTGCGTATCAATGTCGTGACGCATTATTACTTTGACGATTACGTGACCGCGCAGGCGGCAGTCGGAAACAACAACGGACGCTTCCTGTGGTGCCTGGATTTCACGGGCATCTATCCCGGCATCATGGCGACCAACCGCAAGGTGCTGAACACGGGCGACCTCAAGACGCTCGCGGCGATTGATTCCTCATGGGGCTGCGTCATGGAAGTGTTCACCAAACAGACCACGGCGACGAGTGTTACCGGGACGATGGTGGTGGAATGTCCGGCGGCGAACCTGATGATCGAAAACTTCCCGTTGACCGGCATCATCGGCAGCAATGTGTCGCCGAACCCGACCACGCCGCCCGTGTATCCGCCGTCGGCGACCAGCACGACCACGACGACCACCTTGGGCACGTTGTATTACAATACGCTTCAATCGTTCACGGCGACGTGTCCGGTGGGTTACGAGGGTGCTCCGGTGACTGTGAGCAGCGCGGCGAATTCGTTTGTGTCGAGCATCTCGCAGGCGGACGCCAATGCGAAAGCGTTGAGCGCGGCGACCTTGGCAGCGCAACAGCAATTGGTCTGCACGCCAATCAATAATCCGTAATGACATCTTCCGGCGATAATGAGCGCCGGGGGTTTAGGTTGCTGAGTGATAGGCGCGGCCCTGGTGAACTTTCACACTGGGGCCGCGTTTTCCACTTTACGGACGGAACAGTATTGGCTAAGAATGTTTGGACAGACTAACTCACATCACTATGACCAAAATATACTTCATCAAGGAACACGTTGTTAAACCCGCCACCGACAGCCAAGGGAGAGTCCTGCAATGGGTACCGCTCGGCGGTGACTATGGCTATGCTGAATTCGACGCGGAAGACCCAGCGGATGCGGCGAAGATCGAGGAACTGAAAGCCTTGTGCGGTCGGTTTGGGATTTATCAGGGAACCGAGGCCGAAGTGGAAGCAAAAAAAAAATTGCCGGTGTGGACGCCGCCCGCCTCGCCATTCGGGCCGCTGCGAGTCCTGCAAACGGCGCAAGACAACATCAACCCGCTCCCATCAAACGGCCAACCTGCTGCGGAGGTTAGCGCCGCCAGCCTGCAAGCGCAGCACAAGGCCGCGCAGAGCGAACTCAGCCGCGGCACTACCGGCATTCCCCAGGTGAAGTTGCCTTCGATGCCGCGTGAGACGCCGCAACCTATCCCGCAAATGAATCCGCCGGGGCCAGCTGGCGAACCGAAGCCGGTTTTGCCGCCAACATTTAAGCCGAAGGTGGGTAGAGCGCGCAAGGCGGCTGTGGAAACGCCGGCAAATCCGCCAGTGCCCGTCTAATGACTAATGGCCACAGTTTACACATTTGGCGACCTGCAAACGGAGCTTAAGCAGAGTTTGTTTCCGACCGGATTGCCTGTCAATTTGGTCGTTCCAGTTCGCCTGATGTTCGTCGAGGCCATGTTGGATTTGCAGAAGTTCGTCGAGTGCCTGCAAATCAATAACGTCCAAGTCATTCCTCAATGCAATACCTTCTTCAAATGCGGGTACACCGTGACCGATGCTCCGAGGGGAAGAATCACAAGGGTGTACACCATCGACAAAATCAATCAGGAAACGGGATTGGAAGACCCGACCGTGGCTTTGGATTGGTGTTCAGTGGTGGAATTGAGGCAGGCGAATTACGATGACCTTGACCGTTACGTTTCCACGACTTTGGCGGGATCGTTGGGGGAAGGATTCTGGCCGTGGCTGATTGGTTTTGGATTGCAGGGCGTCGTGGCATTTCCCTCGACGTGCCTGAACTGGTGGTATGACAAATACGCTTACCCGCCACCCGATGATACGCCGTTCGCCAAGTCGCCACCGTTGCCGTTGGGTTTTCATTACCCGCAATCCGCCACCGACAATCCTGCTGGCCGTTCGCAATGGGGTTTGTGGGCGTTGAAAGGTGGTCAGATATACGTGGCGCCGTGGATTCAAAGCACGGAGACGCTGGTGATAGAATGGAACGGGCTGAAGCGGGATTGGCAGGACTCGGACCTCGTGGACAACGATCCGATGTTGAAACAGGCGGTTGAAGCGTATGTGTCCAAGGAATACGCCCGGAAGTACGACCGGGATTACGATGCCGAAGCGTCATTCGCGGCAAGGTTCAATGAAGCCCGGGCGATTTTGATGGATGAATGCCGGCGCGAGACGGAAATCAGGGATTCAGGCGAAGGCGCGGCGGCGCGCGGAGCGGCGTTGATAGTGCCGACGTTCGTGAATGACGCGCAGACAGCCACGGCGCAATGCCCTACTGGCACTACCGGAGCATCCGTGAGTTACACCGTGCCTCAAGGATTCGTGGTTTCAACGGTGTCAGTTGCCGATGCCAACGCGCGCGCTCTAAGCCTTGCATTGCAGACGGCGGGTCAGCAATTGACTTGCACGGTTACGCCACCCACATTTTTCAATACGCCACAGAGTTTCACGGCCAATTGCGGCACGGGCACTGGCAGCCCTGTGACAGTGAACATCGCCGCCGGTCAATTCTCGTCCATTATCAGTCAAGCCGATGCTGACGCTCAGGCTTTAGCAGCGGCGACGGCAGCGGCGGAATCGCAGATACATTGTACGTTCTTGAATACGCAGCAGCAATATACAGCCACATGCCCACAGGGAACCACCGGAACACCAGTGACCAAGACCGTTGCGGCAGGGGCCTACACGTCTACTATTTCGCAGAGTGATGCCGATCAGAAGGCGTTGACCGATGCCACGAATCAGGCGAATGCCGCGTTGACGTGCAATGTGCCGCCAACGGTGTTTTGGAACACGGAACAAACCGTTACCAATAACCGTGTGTGTTTTGGCCGGGTTGGCTGCACGCCAAAGACGTTTACGGAGAGTTATACCGTTCCTGCGCATACCATTTCATCAATCGGCTCTCAAGGTGCGGCAAACCTGGCGGCGATAAATTTGGGGCAAAACATTGTGAACTCGCTGCTGAGTGCTGACTGCGCTAATTATGCGGTCACATGCTCAGGCGGCCCGGGAGGTGGATTGTGAGCAATTTTCCCAACATCATCAACACGCCGTGCATACCCACGACGCCGCCGCCGCCAGACCCGCGTTGTGCTGACAAGGCGTTCGCCCTGGCAAATCCCGGAATTTGTTCCACGACGCCGGTTCTGATTCTCAAGCCGGGTGTGCTGCTGACGTGCGCCCTTGGTTCGGTGCAGTTCAAAACCTTCCTCGATTTGGCAGGTGTCGAAACCGAGGTGAAGGATGGCGTCGTATATTCCTCGTCGAATTCGACGGTGGCGCTCATCGGCGCAAGCACGGGGAACGCCACGGGCATTGCTTCGGGTGAAGTCACCATTTCAGCCACGTATCAGGGACAGACCGCCACAGCGTCACTGACGGTCATTGGAAACGCCAGCGGGGGCGGTTGCTGCGGTGGAACCACCGTGGCGACCATGCTCGTGGTGGACGTGAGTAAATCCATGTCGCTCAATTTCGGTAGTGGTTTTGCCACCAAACTGGACTACGCAAAGTCAGTTGCCACCACTTACGCGAATCAGACGAATACCCAGAAGGACGTTATCGGTCTGGTATCGTTCGATTCCACGGCAACCACGGTGGTTACTCCAACGAGCAACATCGCCAGTGTCACCGCAGCGATTGCAGGACTGACGAATCAACCGAGCAAGACTAGCATTGGGATTGCGTTGCAGGCTGCGATAGATGCTTTGGCCGCGGTCACGGCTGACATAAAGGTGATCGTCCTGATTTCAGACGGTGAAAATGAGGACACGGATGCTGCGAATGATCCCATCACCATCTCCGAAGGTTGGCAGTCGCCGGAAAGCGTGGTCATTTGTTTTGGCGTCCGGGCATCTGCCACAGCCAACGGATTCAATTTGCTCAACGGACTGGCGACAGGGGGCTTCTTCGTCAATTCATACCCGTCAATTGCCGCAACTGCTCCGGTCACGCTCGACGGATTGAAGGGATATATCTGCGCCGGCAATTGCACGCCGCCAGGGAACATCTACGAGGCAGAAGGGGCGCTGAATTACACTGGGTTTGCCAATTGGAACGTCACGTACGGCGAAGTGGATTTGTTTGGCAACGGTTTCTTCGATGTCCTGCCGGGGAACGGGCTGTATGTGAACATGAGTTCCATCCTCGTGCCTGCCGGAATCAAGAGCAAGTTGACCAGCAAAACGGCATTCAATTTTGTCACCGGCAAGACGTATCGGTTGAGCATTTCCGTGGCTGGAAATCAGACCGTGGCGGGAACATTCGGGTTGGCGGTGGCAATTACCAATGGAGTCCTGAACCAGACCGTCACCATCACGGATTACACGCAGGATTTTAATTCTTATTCGTTCAACTTCACCGTGCCAGCGAATGTCAGTGGCAACATCACCCTGAACGAGTCGTCGAATCTGGACAATGTTCTGATTGATAATGTCGCGCTGATTGATGTGACGGATTTGGTGACGATGTTCTCGGACAATTTCGATACCGAGAACATTCAGTATGTGCCGCCTGCTTGCGGGGTGGGAAATCAATATGTCGTGATTGGCCGGGACACGACGCGGGTTGTTTTGTCGGGAGGCGGATTTTCGGACGGAAACCAAACCTACACGAAATCTTCTGATACGATTTACGGTGGCGACGGGGGCGTTTCCATCCTATTCGTTTCGGTGGACAACGCATGGGAAGTCACAGACATGTTCGCGGTGGTGCATTACACATGCAGTCCGGCAAACTTCCCGGTCGGCCCGTGGAATGTAATTAATGGCGAGCCTCCCGGTCCGACAGGGGCGTACCTGCCGATGTACGGTTACGCATACGGCTACAATTGCTACGGGTACGGTTGTCTCGACACGCCGCCAGGGGATCAGTTGCCCGACCCGAATCCGTTGCCCGACATTGAGGCTGGATTTGTCCCGCCAATACCATACACGACCACCCAGAGCGTTACGGTCTATTGCCCGCAAGGAACGGTTCAGGACGATGGTGGGAACACCGGCGCGACGGGCACTGCGACATACACGAGCTACATTTCGATGCAGGACGCCATCAACAATGCGCTGGCTCTGGCGACCGCGAATGCCAACGCGAATCTTGGGGCGATAGGTTGCAAGACTCAATACACGTCCACCCAGACTTATACCGCGACGTGTCCAGTCGGTCAATTTGGGCCACCTGTGACCAAGAGCGCGACGGCGACCAGCTTCTTATCTCAGGCCGATGCAGACGCACAAGCTTTGGCGGCGGCGACAACAGCAGCTAATGCGGCGCTGTCCTGCAACGGATCGAACAACAACCTTCCCATAACAGCCATTGGCCCTTCGACCGGCGGGGCGACACCGTATCCGAGTGTTCAAGCGGTCAGTGGAATGACTGGGCTGATTACCAAAGTCACGGTCAACATCAATCAGTTCATTCACGCATATTGCACACAAGTTTGTGTGATGCTGCGCAGTCCTTCGGGCAGAACTGCCGTGATATTTTCCGGCATGGGTGGGCCGCATGTGTTGCTCACCCCAATCAATTTGGTATTCGATGATTCAGCGGGTGGCGTGCTTCCGGATTTCAACACGCCAACGGCAGGAACGTATCGCTGCTCGCCATACGACATTGCGGCAGTGCCGAATACTGACCCCTCCACTCCGTACACGCAGATAGCCTATTGGCCCGCCCCCGCACCACAGCCGAATTACGGATTAAATCTCGCAACTTTTATTGGTGATAATCCGAACGGTTCTTGGAGCCTTTGGGTCGCCTCAGCCTTGAATCGGGACACCGGTTCCATCGGTTCTTGGTCGGTGAATATTACCTCCGCATAATAAAGCAAAAAACTTGCTTGACAATAAAGCAACCGCGTAGGATTGTGTCCGCACTATGGCACAAATACGAATGCGGGAAGAAGAAGATGGAAAGCAGGTTAAGACCCAGGCGGTGACGCTTTATCTTCACGAGAAGGCGCACGAGAGGGCGCGGAAGATTGCCTTTGAGCGGACGACGCCAGAACGCACCATATCAGTTTCGGAAGTGTTGGTTGGGATTTTGGAGGGGGAGTTGATACCGAGGAAGGGCGTATGAGTAAGACCAATACATCATCACCGGCGTTTCCAAGCGATTTCCGAAAGCACGGCGCTGACTCGGACTACTGCGACTTTGGCCTCACCAAGCGTGAATATTTCGCGGCGATGGCGATGGGCGCTATATTTCATTCCTGCATTGTCGGTAAACAATTGGACGGAACGCCACATACGCCTCAAACCATTGCCATCGAATGCGTGAAAACTGCCGACGCCCTGCTCGCCGAACTGGAAAAGAAGCCATGACATCCTCCACCTTAAACCTCTCCGACCTTCCCCCGCTCTGGAAATCCACGCGCGTAACGTGTTCCAAGTTCTCGCGGCATGAATTTGACGCGAACGGGATTTGCCCGTGCGGCCACAAGAACGCTGAACGGCGGAAGCGGGATGAACGGGCACGGACGGATAGGGTGCGGGAGTTTATACGGCAATGAAATCACCATTCAAAGTTCCGCCGTTTGACCGCAAGCCGCCTGTTGATCCGGTTCATTATTACTGGTGGTCGTGGCATCCCAATTACCCACGCTGGTCACAATCGTGTTGGGGCGGAAAGACTAAAGCTGAAGCGTTGAAGGCGTTAAAAAAACCAACGGCTTCCAGTTTGAGTGTTTATCACAACAAATTAATTCGGCACGGTGACGGGAAATACACCGAAGTTGCGGATGTTCCGTGTAAAGAAATGGATGTTTGGGAAAGAATTTACGCACAGCGAAAAGCCAACTCATGACCCCAACCTTTTCATTACTCCTGTCCACCGCGCGCCAGCATTTGATCCCCGAAACCATGCGGCGTTGGTTCAATTCCGCGACGGCTCGTTGGGGCGTTGAGTTCGTCATCTGCACCGATGGAGGCAACTGGCGCGGGGAATGGGACGGGACGCTCAACAAGATGTGTCGTGAACTGAAAATTCGCCGGTCACAGGTCAAAATCGGAGCCATCAAAGTGCCTCCGTTTTCGTCTAATCGTTGCTGGAACCTGGCGGCGAAGATTTGCACGGGAAACATTTTGGTAATGGTGGCGGATGATTTGATGCCGCAACAGGGATGGGACTCGGTTATCGCCAATAGCACGCGGAGCTTTGACAGCGAATCTTGGGTATTATGGGCCGACGACGGAACCGAGGACCAAAAGCTGACTCACCCGATAATGTCTCGGAAACGATACGAGGAACAGGGTTGCTTCCTGTTCCCGCTTTACAACTCAATGTACGATGACACGGATTTGTGGCGGCAGGCACAGCGGGACGGGGTAGTGATAGATGCTCGTGACGTGCTGACCATCGAGCATCAGCATCATTATTTCGGTAAGCGCGAGGAAGATGCCGTGGACAAGGTTCAGGCCAGCCCGGAACGCTATGCCGAAAGTGAGCGGTTATACCTGTGGCGGAAGCAGCGCGGATTTCCTAAATATTCAGGACTCGTTCCAAAATCGAAGTCCGATTACGCAGTTTACATGCAGGTAATAAAAGATGACTTCTTTCTCTACGAGATTTTGGAGCGGCTGGTTTATGAGGGGGTGACGAAGTTCTTTTTCAGCATCCCGCTATTCTCGTGGGATGGGAAGCAAGTATATTCGGAAGATGTCACCGCGATTCTTGATGCTAGCATAAAATTAAAGCACAAATACGGCTGCAAGATTAAATGCGATTACAACTGGTGTCACGAGGAACGACTCTCCCGCATCGAACGCGAGACTCGGGTGCGGAACATCGCCTTAAACGCAATGCGTGAGGAAGGCTGGCCCTTCGCCCTAATCGTGGACTCGGACGAACTGTGGGTGCCAGGAACGCTGGACAAAGTTCATGCACTCGCCAGTGAGGGCGTGCAGGCGATCCGCGTCAAAATGACCACCGTGGCTGGGATGCCCAAGGCGTACCCGATTGACGGCAAAGATTACGCCAATGTCTATATCGGGCCGGATGTCGAATTCGATTATTGCCGGAATCCCGTTGCGCCGATGCACGCGATTGATGAGGTTGGCGTTTATCATTTCTCTGCCGTGCGTCGGACGAAGGAGTTGCTGGTTGAAAAAATGAAGTCGAGTGGGCATTACGGCGAAGCGGGATATGATTTTGATAAGTGGCTGTCCACGACATTGCCGGCGATAAAGCTCGGAGCGGAGAATGTGCATATGGCGCACAAGGGGAAACTGTGGCCGTTGGTGAGAGAGTGGGAACAGAAAGACATCGAAGTGTTGCCTGAAACCATTAAGCAATTTTTACAATTATGACCGACTCCATGCTCTGCCAAAATCGAAGGAATGCCATAAAAATGGCCGTGAGGGCTACCCGTCATTTGGGCGGTGACATGGCTGAGTTCGGCGTGTTTTTGGGTAATACGGCAAAGATATTGATTCGGGATAAGGCGTCACACCAAACCGTGCTTTTATTCGATTCATTTCAGGGCGTGCCAGAAACCGGAGACTGTAAATGCACGATGGAGCAGTTTGACGAGAACATGCAGGAGTTCAGCTTTCTTGATTTTCGGGTTTGGGTTGGCCTTTTTTCGGGCACTGTTCCGGGGTTTCGAGTGCCGCTCGCCTTTGCTCACATTGACTGCGATAACCAAGACGGCACAAAGCTCGTCCTGAACCACATAAAGCCCCTCATGGTCGAAGGCGGGTTGATTATCGTGGACGATTACCATGCTGAGTTCCCCGGCGTAATGAAGGCGGTGGACGAAAACAGCGATGGTTGGAACAAGGTCGTTATTGCTGGCACACCGCATAATTCCGTGATGTTATTTAAGCTATGAGCGAAGATCACAACCGCATGGCGGATCACAAAGTTCTATTCATGGTTGATGGCGGCATGAACATCGCCTTCGCCGAGGCCATGGCCGCATCCGGTTATTATGACCGCGTGCTGTACTTCTGTCCGTGGGTATCAGCTTTCGCCGACCCGAACCTGGCCTACATCGGCACGGGCCTGAAAGGCGTCGAGCGAGTGCTGTATTTCTGGGAATCCAAACACGAATTCGACAATGACAAGGCGAGCGTCGTCTTTTTCTTCGCGGACGTGAACTTTGCCGATTGGCAATGGGAATTGAAACGGCAGGGGTTTTCCATTTGGGGCAGTATGTCGGCGGATGACATGGAATTGTATCGGTGGGACGCCAAACAGATGATGAAGAAGGTCGGGTTGGCATCCGCGAAATCCATGCTGATAACCGGCATCCCCGATTTGCGGGAATACCTGCAAGACCATGACAATGTGTTCGTCAAAGTCAGCCAGTTTCGCGGCATCACAGAGACATTTGAATCGGCCAGTTATGAGCTAGTGAAGAATCGCATTGACCGACTGGAATCGGAGTTGGGACCGCTCGCCGAGGATCAGGAATTCATCGTGGAACATTGCATCGAAACCAAGATTGAAACGGGTGGTGACGAATACTGTATCGACGGCAAATATCCGAAGGACGCCGCGTTTGGGTTTGAAATCAAGGACACGCTGTACGTCATCACTGCCCTGGAACGCAAGAAATTGCCGGAATCAGTCAGGCACGTTCACGAGGCGTTGTCGCCGATATTCAAGCAGTACGGGATGCGCGGGTTTTTCTCATCGGAAATCCGGCGGGGAACAGACGGCAAAGATTATCCGATTGACCTGACGCTGCGCAATGCGCTGCCGCCAAGCGACATTATGAGCATCTGGATGACGAACATGCCGGAAATCATCTGGCGCGGGGCGCACGGCGAACTGGTGGACTTCGTGGTGGATTACAAGTATGCGTTCGAGTTCATTCTGTATTCGGAAGAAGCGGCGGAAAATCCGTTGGCGGTGAAGTATCCGAAGGAAATCTCCAAGTTCGTCCGGCTGTATAACAAGTATCAGGATAAGCACGGGATGGCGTGGGTGTTGCCGACGGCGGCGAAGTTGGTTCAGATTGGATCGGTGTTGGGTTTTGGAGACACGATACAGGCGGCGCACGATCATGCGTTGCAGAACGCGGAACAGGTGGAGGCGGACAAGTTGGAGATACGCAAGGATGCGGTCGGGAAACTGTTTGAAGAATTGCGCGAGGCGAAGAAGAAGGGGATTTATTTTGGGGACTCGCCATTGCCACAAATATCATGAAATCAAAAAAGCACATTGACCGTAAAACCAAGATTGAGCATACACTAACCGAGGCCAGAAAGATTTGTGACAACAATAACGAGGTGCGGCAGTGTTGGTTTAGGCTAATGAGAGAGCTTGAGTTTATGGCTGACGCCGAAGCACCTATGCCGCGATTCAATCAATTGCTACACGCAATCTGGATTGCCGCAACTGACGACCAGTCCTAGTCATTCATGAATGAAACTCCTATGGAACCCATGCCCAATCTGCGGAGCGAAGTGCGATGTGCAAAGTCTCAAGTTGCCGAAAGGCAGGATGATCGTCGCCATTTGCTCGAAATTCGGTTGTCGGGATGTCAGTGCGAAAACGAGGCGGGATGCGAATAAACTTTGGAACGAACCTTTGAAGTGGTTATGAAATAAAAAAATGAAACGAGCCACGGCATATATGTCAAATAGCGGTCTGTGCAACCTGCCGTCGAGTCCTCTGGCACAGCAGAAGGATTCACGCTCAAAACAATTATGAAAACTGTCATCGAAACCATCCCGCACAAAAATCAGCGGTACGAAACTTGCGGAGATTACTTCACCGATCCCGACGGCACAACCCAAGTGCGCGTATCTGACATGGGCAACGAGGATTACGCCTTTCTGGTGAGCATCCATGAACAGATTGAGGAATATCTGACGCGGAAGCGCGGCATCGATGAGACGGACATCAAAGTGTTCGATGAATTGTTCGAGAAGAACCGTCAACCAGGTAACGACGATGAGCCCGGTGACCAGCTGGAAGCGCCATATCACAAGGAGCATGTTTTCGCCGAATGCTTGGAACGGCTGCTGGCGCGGGAACTCGGCGTGGATTGGGCGGAGTATGGGAAAGCGGTGATGGCGTTATGAGCATCCACATTACTAAAAATAGAATCAGGGCTACGGGCGCGGATGCCAATGCGTTGCTTATCTCAATGGCTCCCGACGAGCAGCTTTTGAAATGGGATAAAGAAAAGTTTGGCTCTGATGATTTTCAACGAATTGTAAAAGAGGCAATGGCGAAACGCCGCCTTGTTCACCCGCAACAATGACAACTCTCACCTGTATCTGCGTCAGCTACGCCCGCCCCGCCTGCGTCAATGAGGCAGTCCAACTGTTCCTCAACCAATCGTTTGCGAGGCCAAAGGAGTTGATTCTGCTGAACACATTCCCAAAGCAGCAATTCAAATTTGACCATCCGAACGTGGTGGTCGTGAATCTGCCCGAACGCCCGAAGTCTCTGGGCGAAGCTCGGAACATGGCGATTACTTTGGCGACGGAAGATTCGCTGATAATTACGTGGGATGACGATGATTTTTTCACGTCGTGGCATCTGGCAAATTACGCCGAGAACTTGGAACCGGATTGCGATTGGTATTGGCTCTCCGCCGAATATTATAGCGAGAATCGACGCATCAAATCCGTGGCGATGGGCACACCTAACCTGTTCGCTTTTACCAAGCGCGCATGGAAATCCGTTGGGGGCTACCCTGCGTTGACAGTTGGGGAAGACCGGGCACTTATGGGCAAAATTTCCCCCAAATTCAAAGGCAAAAAAATCACGCTAGCGACCAACCGAATTTCTTTTATACGTGGGTGGGGCTGCGACGAGCTTTATCACACGTCGGGCCTTGGCGATGACCGCACTGGACGACAATCGTCCCATGAACGAGTGGCGGAACATGCTGAGGACTTGATTCGGCGCGGATTGCTGGCGACCGGCGAAATTCAAATCGTGCCCAAAGCCAACGCGGATTACGACAAACTCGCCTTGGACTTCTCGGGCGCCATCTGCCGTGTGCAAGACCAGAAATGGGGCAAAGTCTGCGTGTTGGAGTTGGGCCGATACGGTGACATTCTCAACATCCTGCCGGTGTGCAAATACATCGCGGAGCATTACGAGAAGCCGTTGCTGGCTGTGTCCAAGGAGTTCGCCTCGCTGTTGGATGGCGTGTCTTACGTGACGCCGTTGCCGCTGGATTTGCCTTACGACAAGGTGAACCAGGCGATGACCATTTGCCGGCAGAAGGCAGAAATGGTGATTTGCGCTCAAGTCTATGGGGAATCCTATAATCCCGAAAAGCTGCGCCCCTGTTATTCGTGGGATTCATGGCAGCAATCGGGTTTCGGTGAACTGTACATGGATAAGTGGACGCATCCGCTGGTGATTGACCGGCGGGATCGGTTGCGCGAGGACAATTTTACTCGGTCAAAGCTGTCGTCGAAACCGACGATTTTGCTGAACATTAGCCGCGGCATTTCTTCGCCTTACACTGACCACGCAAAGTTCACGGAATTGTTGCGGACGAATTGGAGCGAGAAATATCACATCTTGGACATCGGCCAAGCAAACGCGCAGCAGATTTACGACCTGTTGGGCATGTATGACAAGGCGGCGTTGCTGATAACCAGTGACACAGCCACGCTGCACCTGGCGGCAGCGAGTGACATCCCGGTAATCGCCTTGGTGAATGACATTGATTGGCTGGCGACGATCCCGCGTTGCAACTGTGTGTATCGGGTGCGTTATTGCGATGCCGTCCAGAATTTCGCCGTGGTGAACATGACGATTGATAGTTTGGCGAAAGTAAAGCGGTGTCCAGTGAGGCCGCCAAAGCCGTTTGTGAAGCCGAAGCGGAGAATTGTTCACGCTGTCGAGTGGCACCCTGAATTAGCGGACGATCCTCGGAAATCCAAAGCGCGGGAGTCGTGGAAGGCATTGTATGCTCAGGGCGTGATTCAAACACCTTACGCAGTATATAAGAGGAATTCGGGACAATTGGGTTGTCGGCGCAGCCTTCCGTTCCTCAAAGATGTTCTTGCGCACGGACTGGCAAGTGCAGACGACCCCAACGACATCGTTTTTTGGACTAACGATGACAACATCCTGCATCCCCGTCTGCCGCAAGCCTTGGAAATGCACCTGTCCATCTTCGACGCCTGCACGTCTCAACGGCGCGAGTTCTCCAAACCGTATCCGACAACATCAGTGACCCCCGACGAAGTGGTGGCGATGAGCGAAGACCATTTGGGCAGGGATTTGTTCGCGGCGACCGCTGGCTGGCTTCGGCGGTACTGGGACGAAATACCGGACTTCCTGCTTGGCGTGCCCGTGTTCGACCTATGTCTTGCCGCGATGGTGCGGAGCAAGCGCGGGTTTAAGACCGACCGCAACAATATCGCCACGAATTATGCGCCGTGCGAATTGCGTTTGGGGTACGTGTCGCATGAGCGGCACCCATCGTTTTGGAATACGTTGCCAGCGAGCGATCCGGCTACGCAACATAATCACCGCCTGTTCGCCGAATGGGCTAGCAAACACGCCCCCGACATGCGCCTACCCTTATGAGCAACGTTGAAATAATAATCGTGTCCTTCTATGTGTTCGGGTATCTCGTAATGCTCGGCATTATTCTGGACTCGGTTGAATCATTTGAGACGTACAAAAAAGACCCAAGGCCGGTTTTAGCCTTTGCACTCGGTTTAATTTTAGCAATCTTCTGGCCAGTTTGGATTGGCGTTCAAATATCAGACTGGATTCAAAAAATCGACAAGATTATGGATGATAAAATTAAAAAGCTATGATTTGCACCATCACAACCAGCCGCCGCCCCAAACTATTCAAACGCACTATCGAGAGCGCCCGCGCGAACATGCGGGATTTCAGTTTCATTCAAGAGATGGCTATTTTCGACGATGGCAGTCCGCCCGAAGACTTGGACGCGATGAAAGCCGTGGCGCCGCAGTTCGCCACTTGGGAGCATTGCGATGAACCGCAGGGGCATGTGGCGAGTTTGAATCGGGCGTTGGAATATCTAAGGCGGTCAGGGCAGGAGTTTGCGTTGATGGCAGAGGACGATTGGCTATTCACGCGGTTTTCGTGTCCCCTGCTCGCCAGCCTTGATGTGCTGATAAACAATCCGAAGGTGGGCCAGGTCTGCCTTGGTAGAATTGACATGCGCTTTGGCTGGCGCGGCTTCACCGAGACGGGGACGATGTTCACGATCCGCGACAAACATTTCGGGCCGGACAATTACCCCGCGTTCACTTTGAATCCATCCGTTGTCCGCATCGAGGCATTGCTGGCAGTGGGCGAGTTCAAGGCGGTAGAAGGCTTCGAGCGGGAGTATGGGGAGCGTTGGCTGGCGGCGGGATGGGACACATCAGATTTATTTTCGCCTCACTTGGTTCATATTGGCGACGGGCAGAGTGCGTATGATCTTAATGGATTTTTAAGATAGACATGAATTTATTTTTTATTATTATTTTGTTGTTCGGCGTGATACCCGATGAAACAACAAAACCAAATCTGCACCCCGTCGCAAAAGACAACGCTTCCTCGGCGTTGTGTATCACCTTTTGCGGCGCGGGTGCTTTGGAGATGTATATGCCAGAGATAAAATCAATTTCGTTTGATGCGCTTCCCAAAAGGAAAGGGAGAACCGACCTTTCCGGCTCTCGGTTCACGAGGTGGCAGGTTGTGGGCCCTTATGGAATGATAGGCCCAAAATTGCATTGGGTGGTAAAATGTGATTGTGGCAATTTCTCGGTGGTTATGACTTCCAATTTGAATCAAGGGTTAAGCCGATCCTGTGGATGCCTTCAAAAAGAAACAGCCAGCAAAACCATGCTTGTTCACGGTCAGGGAACTTTCGGTAAAACAAAAACTAGAGAAAATAGAATTTGGGTTAGTATGATAGCCAGATGCACTAATCCTAACTCCGCAGGCTGGAAAAATTATGGAGGGAGGGGGATTTCTGTTTGCGACAGGTGGAGGCATTCTTTTCTAGCGTTCTTTGAAGATATGGGAAAATGCGCTGATGGCTATTCGTTGGAACGTCGGGAAAATAATGGTAACTACTGTAAGGAAAATTGTTATTGGGCGACTCGCAAGCAACAAAATAACAACAAGCGAAGCAATGTGATTTTGCAGCACGAAGGTATTTCGCTAACAATATCTCAATGGAGCGAAAAAGCTGGAATCAATTATGGCACCTTACGCTCCCGCCTGCGAGACGGATGCAGTGTCGCAGAGGCACTAACTAATCCGGTGGCTCATAAATCCAGCAAGCGGAAAGATGTGTGACGCGACCATAAATTATGGACGAATTAAAAATACAGTTTGGCGCGGGTGGAAATTTGCTCGAAGGCTGGCGGAACCACGATCTTGAATCCGATGGTGTGGACATCCGTGAGCCGTTGCCTTACGCGGACGACACCGTGGACTTCATCCTCGCGGAGCATGTTATGGAGCATGTGACCGGGCCGGAAGCGTTGCGGTTTTTGGATGAGTGCCATCGGATTTTGAAGCCGGGTGGGACGTTGCGCGTTTGTTGCCCGGTATTGGACGAATTGAGCATTTCCGACGCGCGAGACATCATCTTGAATCATGGGCATCTTATTTTTCTGTCGAGGGATTCGATGAGCGAACTTTTTCGGGCGAGCAAATTCAGATTCGGAGACTTTGGTGAGACTGAAATCGCAGAGTGCGACGGCCACTGGAAAGTCATCGGCCAAGAAAAAGACCACATTGAAACCTGCCGCATCGAGGCAACGAAATGAACGGCTTCGAGATAACCAAAACCGGCATCTGGAAATGCGAGACTGTCGAGCCGCATTATTTTGACGAGCCGTTGGCGGCGGCAATCCACGATTATCTGCCGGCGGGCAATGTGCTGGACTTGGGGTGCGGGGATGGTCGTTATTCCATCTTTTTCAATCAGCGCGGCAGGATGTCCTTGGGGGTCGATGGCAACCCGCATTTGCAGCCGGAAGGTGTCACCATCATTCACGCTGATTTGACGCAGCCGTTCCTTGCGCTTTCCGATTTCGTGGTCTGCCTTGAAGTGGGCGAACATATCCCCGCCGAGTTTGAAAGCGTGTTCCTGGACAACGTGACGCGCAACGCGCGCAAGGGAATCGTTCTTAGCTGGTTTCCGCGTGATGGCGAGGGCATCGGACATGTGAATCCACGATCAAACGAATGGGTCAATGCGGAGATGTTGAGGCGCGGGTGGGTACGACTTGATTTGCCTACGGCAACCCTACGAAATGAATCCACGCTTCATTGGTTCAAGGAATCGCTGGCGGTTTATTTTAAGGCTCCAAATGAGTAATCATCGTTACACGATTGGCACTGGGTTTGTTTCCGGAAAAGACGAGGGATTTTCTTTTCAAATTTGGATGGCCAATAGTTTGAAGTTTTCCAAGCCAGAAAAGGTAATTGTTTTGGCGGTTGGAGGAAGGCCAAATTTTAATATTTTAGGAGATGATCCAATGATTGCTTGGGTTGAAGGCAACCTCGGCCACATCGGCGACCTGCTGGATAAGCGCAAGCCTCACAAGTTTTGCGGTTGGTCAATGGGTATGATGACGCTGGCATTGCTGGCCTATCAGAACGAGACGGACTTTATTTACAAGGAACAGGATTGTCTCGCGTTCGGTCCCTGGGTGGAGCGCCTCTACGCTGAGTGCGGCGATAAGAAGGTGTGCTTCGGAAAGAACGGGCTGATGACCTGCGCTCAAAGTCTGTTTCTTGTGAAGCATGATTTCATCCCGGAATTCGTTCGCAGCTATTTGGGCACTGGGCCGGACGCAGCGACAATGCCGGAAACCAAATTCTCGAACATGGCTAAGGTGAATCAGCCGAATTGGACGCAGTTTGGGTTTGGGGTGGATCGTGACCGGCCAATTCCTTGGGATGATGAAGTTTGGTATGCGCAACATTTTACTCAGAAAGAACTCGCAGAATTAACCCGCAGAAATCTCATATGAAATTGCACTTCATCACCCTCGCGCTGGACGCCCAACCTTACATCGCGCATCACATCAATCAATTCAATCAACTGCCTTTCGACTGGGACTGGTCAATTACAGAAGGCGTGGCGAAGCCGTTCAAAGATACGGGATGGTGTAAGGACATTCCCGCACGGTTGTCGAATGATGGAACACACAACTATTTGAGAGAGCTTTCGAGCTATCACCCAAAAGTCGCCTTCCATTGGCGAGACGAATGGCCCGGGAAAACCGCCATGCTCAATTACGCCCTGCAATTCCTGAAAGGCGACGGTTTGCTCATGCAGATCGACGCGGATGAACTGTGGACAACGGAACAACTGGTCAAAATCTATCAGATGTTTAAGCACAGCCCGAGGTTTCAATGGGCGGAGTTTTATTGCCGGTATCTGTTAGGTGCGAATGTCGAGGCCATCACGCCCGGATGTTACGGGAATAATCCCGGCGAGTGGAAAAGGGTTTGGCGCTGGCGTGAAGGGCAGATGTTTGACCGCCACGAACCTCCAATTTTGGAAGACATCAATTATCAGACGATGCCTGGATTCGACCGTGACTGCACGAAGCAGTTTGGACTGGTATTCTGGCATCCAGCATATGCGCTGGAAAAAACTTTGGCCTTCAAGGGAGCTTACTACGGCTATACCGATGCTTTGGCGCAATGGAAGCGCCTTCAAAAAGACGCAGCCGATCCCGCCGTGAAGTTTCCCCGGCCTGTTTCGGAATATTTGAAATGGGTCACAGACGGCGCGATGTGTGATCGGGTGGTGAATATATGACAACCCTCGAACAAAAATCCCTCACCGAAACCATGCGCCTAATCGCGTGCGCAAAAATGGACATAGTATCCGGCCAGAACATCACCGATGCAAAGCGCAGAAGGAAGGTTTTGGAGGATGGGAATGGGAAGCTTACTCAGGCGTATTCTTGGCTTGAAGCTTTGAAAGGGGAGAAATGAAAGAACCTAAAGAGCCGATATTTCATCTATTAGTGCCAAAGCAGTTTCGCACATGGTGTATTGCCTCTAAGCCTCCAAGTGCAGCGATGAATACGACAATCCTTGTATCGAAGTGCAATTGTGTGAACTGCCTTACAAAATACCGCCGCTCCATTGGGAGGCCCACACAGTTTAGAAAGAAGTGGACTAACCGCGCCGAATGGCGAGAACAAACACCAGAATTGGAGGAATGATGACTAAAGGACTCATGGGCAGAATCGGCAAAGGGTCGCACGGCTGGACAAGCCGCGATTACAATATTGATGTGCCATGTAAACGCATCACTTGCCCCGCCAACTCTGGCGTAAAGATGCCTTCAAGTTCATGCCTTATCTGCATGATGCCGTCTGCGATTAAGATTGGCGCAAACGGTATTTGTGAGACAGGGCAGAAGCTTATTGACGAGCAGCCGCCTGAAAAACCAAAGAAACCGGACGGAGACTGACCTATGACCTCAAACCCCGAAACATCAGTGTGTGCTAATTGAAGGATACCGTTATGCCAAAACCCGGATGCCAGCAATCGAAATATCTCTCGCAAATCGAACCAACCGAGCAACAGATTGAGCGGTTTAAAACTCGCATCACGAAACCAGACGGTGAATCGGGATGCCATATTTTCAGAGGCTCTTATGCTGGCCGCAAGGACATGAAATACGGGGTGTTCACTGTCCAGCATTTCCTTATTCGCGCCCACCGATTTGCTTATTGTGCTTTCAGGGGGAAGATTAAGGGCGGTCTTTTTGTTCTTCATACTTGCGACACGCCAATGTGCGTAAATCCATCGCATTTATTTCTTGGAACGGCGGCTGAAAACACAGCAGATATGTGCCGAAAAGGAAGAAGCACAAAAGGAAAAAGGAGGAAGCCATGAGCGACCAGAGTAAGGGCGAAGATTTTCCGTCAAGCGTTATGGACTTGCATCAAGCGCGCTCTGTAATCGCTTCTCTATCACAGAAACTCGCCATAAAAGACCAACAACTCCAATCCCTAACGCGAAAGTTGGAAACGGCTAGGGAGGCTTTGAAACAAATAGAGCTGGGCTGTCCATCCAGCAATCCAGAAGTAATACACAAAAGAGCAACAATGCTTGCAACCAAAGCTCTCCGCGAGCTAGACGGAAAGGAATGATTTATGGATGGAATTGACATAATTTTAGTTTGTTGCGGTCTAATGGCGATGATTTTAGTTGTCGCCATAAACCAAGCCAAAAACGAAATCCTCGCCGCCATAAACCAAACCAAAAAGAAAGACTCTGACGAATGAAACCAGAACAAATGCATAGGGCAATAGCATCTCATTGCGGCTGGAAAGATGTAACCTTGGTTACTGGTAAAGAAGATTGGTTTTGGATGTTCGGAACATTCAAGGACGAATGGATAGGTAAATTAGTTGGATGGAAAGACAGCGACTGCGCCGAAGAGATTCCCAACTATCCCGAATGCCTCAACGCCATGCACGAGGCGGAAAAATCTTTGAGTGACGACCAATTGGTGAGTTACAGGCTAAGATTGTGCGACAATTCAGACGGGCCGAATGCACGCTACAGAACCGTCGAGGCGGCTATGTGTCACGCAACAGCAGATGAGCGCGCGGAGTCATTCGTCCACACGATTAAGAAATGGAGCGACGAATGACTCTGATTTTCCTTCTCCTACTCGCGTGTGCGCCGTTGGGGGTGATGGCCGCTCAAAATGTTTTATGAATATTACCACATATCAACTCCACATCCTGAGACATTCGCTTGGTCTGGACGATAACGGTCACGGCAATCAATACCGCAATTACTTTTGCTCTGGAAAGGATTGCGACGGGTTTGATGATTTGCTTGCGCTTTGTCGAATGAAACTTATGCGACCCCTAGGACATCAAGGGGCGAACGAATATTTTGCCGTCACGGATGAAGGAATAAAAGCCGCGCTGAAAGACGTTGTTTATCCGAAGCTAACGCGCTCGCAGATTCGCTATCAAAGATTCCTAAATGCAGACCTTGGAATATCATTTGGAGAGTTTCTAAAAACCTACGACCGATTAAAACCCACCCACTGACACCAAAGGATGATGAAAACTAAATTTCCATTTCCAACCGTCGAAGGACTTTTGAGCGAGAAGGACAAAGAGGCGTTGCGATCCTTGTCGGCGAAGTGCCGTCATCTTCCGGGGGTGTACGTCGAGATTGGCAGTTTCAAAGGGTTGAGTGCGTTGTGCATTTCCGAAGGGTTTGACCGGGTGCGGACTCTTTTCTGCTACGACTTCTTTGAACCGGAAAAAATGTCGGAGTTCATCCAAAACACGGACGATGGCGAAATCGTCGTGGCTCCGGTCGAGGGAGATTTTAAAAAGACGTTCGCGCTGTCCACCGTCTGCTTTGCGTTCGTGGATCATTCTCACACGTTGGAGGATACGAAGGCAGCTTGGGAACTGCTTTGGCCGCGCATAGTGAAAGGCGGGTTGCTGGTGTTTCACGATTACCGGCATCCGATGTATTTGCCAGCGTCGGAGTTTCTGGATTCGTTGCCGGAGGAAAGCACGGCGCCGGAAGGAACGGGTTTGGTTTATTTTAAAAAATGATTGGCTTCCTCAAAGCAGCATTCGTGGCGATCCGGTTCGGCGACCAGCGCTGGTGGCGCGCCAAAGGGTTTGCCCTGTTGCTGTGGCGCTCCGTGTTCGCTGGTCGGGCCGACGTTGAAACGCGGAAACGGCGCATGGCGTTTTGCCGTCAGTGCCCGATATTCTATAAGCCGTTGCAGACCTGCGGAAGTCCGTTGACCGCGGATAAAGACCTTGGCTGCTACTGTTACCAGCCATTCAAAGCAAGGTTGCGCGCGGCCCGGTGCTGGTTGTATGATGAAACCGCTGGCCGAATGGGTTGGCCGAAAGATTTAAATGGCTGATGACCCGAAACTTATTGAGATGGAAAAGAAAGCCGATGCCTTGATCGAAAAGCTCGGCTCGGATATGCCCATTGAACAGGCCATCGCCGAGTTGAACCTGGCGGGGTTGGAAGTCGAGAAGATGGCGGCGATGAAGGTGTTCGCCGATTACATGGAGACAACCGGGGTGGAACGGCCACTGATGACCTTCGGGCTGCACACCATCCACGCGCAGCAAGAGGCGATGAAAGATGCTTTGGCGGCGTCCAAGGTGTGCGCGGACCCGAAAGAAAAGGCGAGTTTGCTCAATGTGGTGATTCAGGCGGCGAAGGTGTTTCCGGATTTGAGCGATCAGATTACCGAGTTGCAGGAGCAGGTTCGCAAGAAGGAAAAGAGGCCGACTGTCGGTAAAAACGCTCCGCCGAATGTCATGCAGGTGGTGATAAACACCGACAGGGCACAGGTGCAATCAGCGAAGGCCGCAATTGAGAACGATGCCAATGATGAGTAGGTAACAGTTCAGATCAATCGGTTGACAGCGAAACAGGGGAGTCGGGTTACAATCCAATATTGGGTCAGGTATGCTGATGGCGCATGGCTGAGTCAATCGTCGATTCCTTTGGCAATTATACGCCGTTACCCAACGGCTCGCTCGTTCCTGGCGTTTCCGCCGTGGCTGGCGGGGATGTGCTGTACGGAGCGGGCAATCCCAATACCCTCGGCGTCATTGCCACGCCTGGGACGCTGTTTTTCAATACGGCAGACAGCACTATTTGGACGACCACGAACGGAACGACTTGGACACAGTTTACAGGTGGCGGGTCTGGAACTCTTACGACTTTGAGCGGTACAGGAAGTCCGGAAGGTGCGGTTGTTGGCTCGCCCGGATGGACATTCACCCAGACCGATACCGGCTCTTTCTGGGTTAAGAAAACTGGTACAGCCACGAATACGGGATGGATCGAAATAGTGGCCTGATTTTATGAAGAAATTACTTACGGGCATTTTTTTGCTCTGCTCACTAACGCTGTTTGCTCAACCGCCAGTCCTTCGCACGCGGTGGACAACTAACACGGACGGGGCAGCAATTGACGCGGGGACTGTTACGAATGTGGGCGCGCTGAAGCCCGGACTCACAATTACGAACCCTGTTGTTTCTGGAACAATTACTGGGAATGGGTCGGGGCTTACAAATATTCCCGTCGCTTCGGTTGCCACTTATCCAACGTACGAAATGTTCAACAATCGTTTTATTCGCGCCACGACCCCGCCGGCTGGCACGGTCTATTACGGTGGCAACATCACCAACAACCCGTACTATTCTTTCAACGGTTCGATGTTCATCGAGACTTCGCCGGATGGTCTGAACTGGACGGGTGTAACACCGAATGGCGCGCCGGTTTACTCGAACACCACGGGCATCCACGATTCCACGCTTTTTCATAATCCTGTCGATGGATTTTGGTATGCATTCTGCACTCATCAACCGGCAGACTTTTCCGTTCCCGCGAACGACTTTCTGGTGCTTCGGACAACTAACCAAGTTCCAAATGCCGGGTGGGTTCAATGGGCAACGCCGGCGATGACCAATGACGGCACGTCGGTAATATGGGTGCCGCGCCCTCTCCGATACAACGGGACGAACTACGTTTATTTTTCCATCGGGCCGACCATCACGCCGCGCTTTTTGTGGATCACTACCTGCAATTCCAACTTCACGACATTTTCCACGCCATCACTTTTCGTTACCAACGAAAGTACTTCGGCGGCAAATGCCGTGAACGATCCCTTCTTTTTGGGGACGACCAACGGAAGCAATTATCTGATTGCTCAGGAGCTTGGTGGAAATAACCACTACGACCTCTACGGCGCGCCGACCAACACTTTTCCGACTCAACTTCACCTCGTTACTACCAACGTGGTGCAGTTTAACTGCGAGGCGGGGGGCGTTTGCCAAGTGCAACCTGGACTGTATCAATTCTACGGGTGCAGCCTTGATTCGCTTGGTGAGCCGGTAACAGCGTATTCGACCAGCTTCCTTGGCCCATGGAGTACGGCTATATTTGCCACCAACGAATACCCTTTTGTGACATTCCCCCACGGGTCAAGCGTGCAGGCGTTTAATCCGGTTCACGTTATTCCAGACAATACGCTTTCAACGAACGTGCCATTGCTGAATGCAAACAACAATGTATTTGGGCCAATTATTACCACATTATCCGCGTCAGGATTTGGGCCAAACTTCCGACTGACTACGGGCGGTGCCGGACACGACTATTACCTTGGGTCAGCGCTAGGCAGCGACACCATAGGGGTGGGCAAGCTGTTCATATACGACAACACTTACTCTCGGTTCGTTACCAAGTGGGACACGAACGGCAATATCGTTAACCTTGGAGGATATACGGCGACCACTGGAGACTTGGTGGCATCCGCGGGCGGTCTGACAATTTCAGGAAACGCAACCATGGGGGCGAACGCGAACACATTCGCGGCTGCTTCTGGTTTTGGACCGAACTTCCGATTGACCACAGATGGTGGTGGCCACTCTTATTACATTGGAACTGCGGGTGCGAGCGATGGTTTTGGCCTGGGAAGGTTTTTCATCTACGATGCCACGGCGAGTAGGGTTGTCCTTCAAATAACCACGAATACTGCCGGTCCAGTTCTTATCGAAAGTGGGTTATCCACCCAAAACACCAACCAATTCGCCGTCGCAGCAACCGGATGGACGAACACGAACGCATTCAACTGCGTCATGTATATCACTGCGGCTACAGCGGCCACATTCACTTATAGCGATGGAACGAACACCATTTTCACCGATACTGGATTGACGTTCACAACGGCGGAATCTTTCATTATGCACCCGTCGTATAAAGTCGTGGTATCGAGTGGAACAATTACCGGGGTTGCCATTGTTCAATAAATGAGATGGCCTACAACGAATCAGAATTGCAGCAGCAGATGGCGACGTTGGCAGTTTACGTCAAGTCCCTGGTTCGCACGCCCGTCCTGCTCGTGGTCGAGGACAACGAAGATGACCTGTTGTTTTTCAACCGGCAATTGAATGAGTTAGACCAGAAGTTTCAAGTGGTGTCCACGTTGAGTGGTGAACGCGCCTTGGATAATTTGAAGGCGACAAAGTTTGACCTGATATTTTTGGATTTGCGATTGGGTGAAGGAATGGATGGGGTGGAAGTGATCCGGCGCATGAATGAACTGGGAATCAAAACGCCAGTAGTCGCGGTGTCGGGAACGGCCAATGGCCCGATAGTGGCGATGGCTTTGGGTCTTGGGGCAGTGCTGCATTTACAGAAGCCAGTCACGGTGTCACATTTAAGGAAAATCTTCACCGTCACAAAAACATGAGCGATGAACATAAGGAAATTCACGACCTCGCTGAAATCAGAAAGCGTGTTTTGGAGCATGAGATAATTCTGGTGGGTGATAACCGCGCATTTCCGCCGATTGATGGCATGATGCAGATTCTTAAAAACGTGTCCACCATAGTAAAGGATTTGAAGGATGAACTGCGCACGGTTCAGACCAAGCAGCAAAACATGGAGACGCAGGACGTGCGGAGGCTTTCGTTCCTCAACGGCGCAAAATGGGTCACTGTGATACTTTGGACGGTGGGGGGCGCGGCGGTCGGCTTTGCTATTGCGGTAATGACGATGCTGAAAGCCCATTAAAAATCCTTGCACTATGCACGGAAATCACTAAATTACGGCTATGAATCGCTTCTCAAAGGTCGCAATCGTTCTCGTGGTTATTTCCCTGGTTTGCCTGGCGGTTCATGGGCAGACCAATACGAATGCCCCGACCGGCCATACGAATACCACCACGATTCAAACGACTGAGATTGTGACGGGCGATCCCATGGTTGACCAGACAGCGAACCAGTTTTCAAAGATGTTCCCACAGTATGCGTCCTACATCACCCTGGCAGCGTTGCTGATTGGGATTTTGGGGCGCGTTTATCACGCGTACCAGCTTGGCGTTGGTCCGACAGGCGCTATTGCCGGACTGGTCAAAGGAGACGCGCAAGCCAAAGAATCTGTTGCTCAATCGCCCGATAACAAATCACCAAAACCGAATACCCCATGAAAAATTCAACCTTTGCTCGTTACTTTGCGCCTGTGATGGTGGCAATCTGCCTCGCCCTTGTCATTGTGGCGTGCACATCCACTCAGCAAGGAGTTGTGCTCAATTCGCTTTCAACATTGGAACAGACCGCGACGGCCACTTATGACGGCTATTTGGCGCTCGTGGTAAAAGGGACGGTCCCGACCAATGACGTTCCAAAGGTTAGCAAATTGTTCAATACCTTTCAGTCTGACATGGTGTTGGCGGTTGTGGCGGTACAGGGAAATACCAATGCCGTTGCCCCGCAGAACGTGATTGACGATTCCACGGCTCTGATAAACCAAATCACCACTTCCAAAGGAGGAAAATAATATGGGATGGCCTGAAATCATATCCATCATCGCGCAGTATGGAGTTCCCCTCGCCGAATCACTCTTTCAAAAGTGGTCGTCTGGCACTCCACCAACTGCCGCAGACTTTGCCGCACTCACGGCCTTAGCCAACCAGAAAGCATCCGACCAGATGTTGAAGGTGCTGGCCGCGCAAGGCATCGACCCTAAAAGTCCTCAAGGCTTGGCCCTGCTCGCGCTAGTGTCGTAGGTATGCCCGAAACCTATCCCAACATCACTTGGGAGGTTGAGTCCGCGAAACCGTTCTCCGGTAGCGACTATCAGAAAGGTTCATACGACACGCTCCTTTCGTTCAAGTCCGAGTTGGACTTGCGTAAAGCCGTGTTACCGCCGGTTCATTACAATCAGATGGTGCAATGGCTGGCGAGTTGCCTGTATTCGTGCAACATGAACAATTTTAAATGAAAACCGCCCTGCCATCGCCGCTCTCACTAATCATCGCCGGCGCAATCGCGCTATTTGCTTGCCTGTCGGTTAGGGGGGCAAGTATTGACCCGACCAAGGTCACGCCCGCCCCGCCACTGCCCGTCAAGACCAACGCTCCCACCATTATCACTTACGCCAGGGTTGGACTCGGCGAGGGTCGAATGAGGGTATTGAAACCGGACCGGACACCCGTTGTCATTGGACAGCCTTTTAATTCAACTCCGCCCACCGCCCCAAGCCCCGCCGTTGCGTCACAAGCTGCGCTGGCCCCTGCCGCCGTGCAACCCACCCCCAATGCGTGGCAACTCACTTGGACGCCCAAGACGAACGAGGTTTACGGTATATTCTCGGCGGCAGTTCTTGCCGTTCCTACCCACTGGGAAGAAGTGGGGATCACCACGACGAATAGCGGCAGTGTGACCATCGGCATGAAGCGGACGAGCGGATTGCCAGTCACGAATATGTTTTTCAAGGTTTTAGCTCTCTCGCAATAATGGACCTGCCCATTCCCGATACTCTTGAAACTCTGGTGAGCTACAAACATCAGATGGCGCGGATGGCGCACAGAATGAGGATGATTGAGGGGATGGCGTGCGTAATTCCCAAGTCTGAATTGCCTCCTTCAAACGTAGTCCCATTTCCGGTGACAAAGGACGGAATAATCAAGCGGCATCGAAAGCGGAAGGTAACGCTTACAAACTCTCAGGTGCATTCACTGCTCGCTGAACATGACTCACGCTATCAGGCTGGAAAAGCATCCGGCATGACCTCAAGCGCGTTTTATCGGCGGGTTAGGGCGTTGGGTTGAACGTCTCACGTTTCGACCTCTTTTAGCCTTCGGCTATCTTCAAAACGTCTCAGCGACACCCCTCCGTTGAACCTGGCGGTGTATAGCGATCCTGCCCGGGTGCGGAGAAGGAAAGAGCGGCTGCGCGGGTCGTGCCACCACACGCAACCGCCGCGACCGAGCGCAACGGAGATTTGCCACAGGCTTATTTTGCGCCACATTTTATTTCCTTCCACTTTGCGGCCCATGCCGCGTCTGTCGGTTCGTTCAAAAATCCTATGGCCGTGAACATTTTTAACTGTAAGTCACGCGCTCCCCTGCACGCCATCGGTGGTTTTCCGGTTCTTCGATTGATGGCATTATTGCTGCCAGTAGAGTGACAAATTCGCGTGGCCTCAGTCATTGCAGACTTCTCCAAATCATCTTGCAAATACGCATAAGGGCTTCCGTGTCGAAACGGGCAGGTTTTGCACATGACCGCGCAAACCGGTATTTCGGAAGTGTTTCGGACTTTGGGCATGGTTACGCCCTTGCTGTCTCCCACTGCCTCAACGCTGCCCGTTCCCGCCCCTGATTCGCGTGGCGGATCGCAATCTCCACCTCGTCTTGGGGATGGAACGATACGGGCAACAGTTTCATGGCGGCTATTCGCCGCTCAAGTTTAGACAGGATTTCGCGGCGTTTTTGGTGATCAGTGGCCATAAAACATTACCCCCAATTCTTCGGGATCGCCCACCATTGATTCCAGCAGGGCGATTGCCCATGTTGCGCGGCGATATGGCGCAGACTTATCCTCCGACGCCTTTAGTGCTTTAAGAGCGTCTTTTATTGGAACGGGGAACATCTGCGCACCGTAACAGTCCTCCGTAATGCGAGTGTTTCCATCCGTGCCGTAGAAGTAAATGACTTCCTTCTTCGCTCTCTTTTCGTCGTGGGACTTTGTCACCAAATCATTGAACGCATCTTTTTGGTATCCCCACTTGCAAAGGTCAATCTCGGCATAAATCTGAAACCATGCTTCGGCGCGACCAGTCTCTACGTAATTGCCTTTTCCGTCTCGCTTGTAAGGAAATCCGCTCCCGTCTGAGAATGGTTTCTCCTTGTTCAATACAAGCTCTTTTCCATTTAGGCATTGCTTGCCGACCAACATTTTTATTTCGTATCCCATAAGTTTTATGCAGCTAATTGTTTCGGGGTTAATTGTTCCGCCAGTTCTCCGGCGATTTGACTGATGTTGACACTAAAACGCAATTGCTTTCCAAATGGCAAAGCCACTGCGTACGGATGGATGTTCAGGGCGTCCGGCCCTTTCAATGCCAGCCGTTTCTTGCTCCGGCCTCTTTCAGCCTTCGCAACCTGGCGACTGGGCAACATTTCTCCCGGCGGTTTCGATTCTCCGGTCAAGCCGTCATACAGCCCGCGGGCGAACAATCCGCCGTCTTTCGGGCAACGTTCGCAAAATTGGCGGGTGAGGGTGCGGAAGCCTTCGGCCAGGTGCAGGGCAACATGGGCCAGTCGATCCGCGTCGGCGGCAGATACCTGGGCGCATAGGTCCGCCCCTCGAAATGAGCACATGACGCGGGCGCCGTGCTCGATGCTCCATTTGACGAAGGCAGCAAGTCCCATCTCGCCAGTGTCAAAACGGCACAGGCAACGGGCCACACTGCCCGGGCGGAATCCGCCGGCGAACAGGTCGTTTTTCTCGCCTTCATCGGGCATGGCAAAGTCGTACGCTGCTTTTAGCTTTTTCAGCCTTGCGATTGCCTGGGTTTTCTCGCCGCCGATGCCTCTTTCAGCAAGGGCAGCGAGTTTTAAGAGTAGGGCGCGCGCTTTGGGTGTAGGAGTCTTCATGCTGCGCGCCTTTCCTGCATCGCCTTGTATTCCACCCATAACCGGATCAGGGGTTTGTGGGCGCAATTCCACCAGCCTCGTTCATGGTGAAACTGTACGAGCCTCCTGTGAGTTTGTCCGCCGTGCTGCATCTCGTCAAAGTTGCGCCCGTTCATGCCGTGCCGCTCGTCTCCGATATGCGGAAAGCGCAAGTCGTACACCTGGGTTAAAAGCCACTGATACCGGGCGCCAGCGGCGAAACAGAGCGGGCCTAATGCGCCAAGTCTGGCCATTTGGTAACAGGCTTTGAAGGTGGATTTTTGCATTTTATTTGTCCTCCTTTGCGAATTGTTCCGCCTCGGCTTTAGTGCGGAATGTCCTGTTGTGATGGGATTGTGCCGGATTAGGCGATCCGTCCGACATCAGCGCCGGCCATTGAACCATGTAACGGTGGCTCGGCATGTATTCACTCGTTTCGGTTCGCTCGTTCAATTCCTGGCGCCGACTTCCGCCAGCGGGATGCTTCGCGGCCTCAAAGGTTCGGCGGATAACGGTTTTCATCGTGCGCCCTCCGTCTTGGGCTTGCCGATGATTTTAAATTCCCCTACATGGTTGCCGTTTGTGTCCCTTAAACGGCGCTCCGTCTCGCCCTGCCTCACTTTGTTAGCCAAGTCTTGCAGGATGTCTGCAAGCTCGGCGCCGTGGCTGCCGTCGGAAAATGCGGCGTTGTCCATCTGGATTTTTATTGTGGCGCGCATAAATTTACTTTTGTTTTTTGATGGTGATTGTTGTTTTTGTCCAATTTTCCGGCCTCTCCATACCTTCTGGCAGTGGCTCAAGGCAATTCCAGGTGTTAGGGCGTTTCCACGGCGGGCAGTTCGGGCAGACATTCACCCTGCCCCATGAATACGTTTGGCCGTAATGATTCGTGGACTGTTCAACAACGTGCCCGCACTCGGCGCACGCGTACCGCTTGGAACTGATTTTGCCAATTGTTTCGCTCATATTAATCCTCGCTGGTTAGGTCTGGCGCAATGATCCCGTATTGCGCCATATCGGTATGGAGCGCAGGCAAACGCGAAGCGTACTGCTGGTTTTGCCACTCAGGAAACCAACATCCCGGCTCATTGTCCAATTTAAGGGCGTATCCGCGCGGGTCGCGATTTACGAAAAGGCCGTGTGCCTTTATTCCGTTAGCATCCAACCCGAAAAGATTACCGGTGCGAATAAGAGCGAGCTGGCAAGCGTGGTCTAATTGGTCCTGAGTGACTCGGCCCGGCTCACACGAATAATCCATTATCACTTTTGAAATGGATGTTTCAATCCGTCGCAATTTCTTGCAGAGCGCAACTGGGTTTTTCTCTGTGCAGTTCGGGAAAGCCTTCAAAAGACTTTCGCCGTGCCGCGTGATTGCTTCTAATGTCTTTGCATTCATGTTGTTTTTTTGTTGTTGGTTTGGGGTTAAATTCAAGCTGTCACCATCTCCGGCGTATATTTCAGGGTCCAAAGTTGCGCGGTGCCGGCCTGGTTTCGCCCGTCGTCCGTCAATGCTCCGTTAGCCTTTAACCAGCCCGCCGCAATACATTCCGCTTTCGCCTGTTCCCACTGATCCCGCGGCAACCCGCAATCATCTTCCGCCATTTGTTGCCGGTTCCTGCCGTTATACGATGATTTGCGTTCCCGCGTGCACACCAAAACAATCCGCTGCGCAAGGGTGAGGACCGACGACACCGGCAACGCTAACCGGTTCATGTTATCCGGGGTGACTAATACCGTGATGCCGGCGTCCTTTCCCATCGTGATTGAGTGCCGCACTACCGCGCAATTCATCGGTAATTGCTCAATAGTCAGTATCTTCCCACCATTGGAAAACGGAGTGCCGTTCTCGGGGATGGCAACGGTTTTAAGCGTCGCAAGGTCAATCAATACGAAATAGTCCCGGCTTCCTCCGTCCCAGTAGGAATCTAACCGGATTTGGCCCTCGATGGTATCTACTCCGTACTTCTGGCCGGCATAATTAGGAAATGCCGCACGCGCGATTTTCAAAACTTCAGGTGCTTTTGTGTATATTTTCATGTTGTTTTATTTTTGGTGGTTTCAAATTCAGGCAGGGCGCCAAACAAGCCGCCCCGCCCTTTTACGTCAGGCTACGACACCGGACGAAAGTTTCCATTTCCAAGTTTCACACTTGCCCGGTGAGCCAAACCCATACGCCGCCAATAAGCAGTCCTTCGGATACGGGTCGGTTGCTCCTTTGAACATCAAACGACCATTGAGAAATTGCACCCATGAACGCGGCAGGACGTAATTTGCGAACCAGTTGGAACCCACCGATGCCGGCACAAGAAAAAGAATTTTGGCACCCCGGCTCGACTCATCCGCGCACTTTTGCGCCCAGGGCGCAATGTTAGAGAATTCAGGATTGAGCCAAAGCAGACCGCCTATCTTGTGCCAGTCTTGCGCAAAGGAATCCTGCGCTTTGGTGAAATACTTCGGCGTCACATGGTTGCCAGCGTGCGCAGCCAGGTCAAACGCCAGCGGTCCGAACCGCGCCACAACCGCCGCAATAAAATCGTCCGGCGTCGCGTAGTCCTGCTTCGATGTGGCCCGGTTGAATGATGCGCCGGTTTTTTCTGTCGTAGTTTTCATTTTGTCGTAGCCTTTTGTTTGCAACTGCTATCCGTTGCCGATGGTTCAAAGGTGACAGAGTTATGATAGGTTGTCAAAAGGTTTTTTTGGTTGACATGGTGACTATGGGGAAGTGACTGCTAGCAAAGGGATTGCGGGAAGATTAATTTTTTGTCATGTTGAAAATGACAGTTCTGTAATTTATGTTAGTTCTGTATTGAGTGAAATGGTTGCTTTGTTGCCTTTCTCTCTCGTTAACGTTAACGTGATGTGGCTATGCAATCCGACTCCGAGAAGCATTTAAGCTCGCTTTGGACAATCCACGCCATGAACCGACCAACCCAGTTGGAGGCGTTGAGCATGGTCAAACGGATGGTAAAGAAGCTTCCCCGGGACATTGTAGCCATGGCCCTCAACGTATCAAGCGCGCGCCTGGAAGCGTGGCGCCATGCTCGCCTGCTGCCTGGCAAATTCCAAGTCGTAACGATCTGGTGGGTTCACTCCGTCATGTTCCACCCTGAGAAGGTTTCGAGCTGGTCCCACATTCTGACCTGGGGCAGGTACGCGAAGCCCAACGAGGCGAGACAGGCGGTGCCGGCGGTGTTTACATTGAGGAAGGGGAAATTGAAGGTTCCTAAAGGTCGGAGAAGGCGGAAAGCGAAACAAAGTCCTTGATTTCCTGGACGAAGGCGAACCACTCCCCGCGGCGCCGGACCCGATACCGGCGGAACATCGAGTGTATTTTTTTCTCGTCCCTGTCCATATTGTCGGTTTTCAGGATGCCAACGAGCTTAAGCGGAAACGGATTGCCGGTCTGTAGCTCGATAATCCGGCTCTTAACCAGCTTGCGCGTCTGGCCAATCTTAACAAATCCTTCGCACTGTATGAAGTAAATCCACCCACCGGCACCGGGTTGGTTCTCTCGGTTGGCGCTCCATCGCAGACTATTTGAAAGGCGGTTTTGAATCATAAGCGGTTCACCCAATTAGATATAACTGCTATTTCACGCACTCAATCATACACATTATACCCAATAGAATCAAGGTATTTCTACATATTGTGGTGTCATTGGCCTAATTTCCTCAAGTGTGACAGGTTTGGACACACTACAGGTTGTGGTTGACACCCTTTCCACCCGCGGCTCCAGGCAGGACCGCCGGCAGTCTCACCCTCCCTTTTGGCCGGGGCTGTCCTTCGCTCCAGGATGGCCGCCAGCGCTCGCGGCCTAGGTCTGGCCAACGAACGCACGGAACGACAGTACCGAAGCGCCAAAGCGAAGCCAGGCAGCAGCAGACCGGCAGGGAATTCCCAATGCAGACGGGAGGGGATGGTTTTTGGGGGTGGGGGTGGGGCGTCTGCCCGTCCAATATCTGGGTCTTCTAATTCTGACAGGAAATGGGTGAAAACTTTTAAAACGGATACTGGATCAATAGGACTCCCTGA